TTCCTTCTCCGATATGAGCCCGTACGCGAAGAACCGCCTCGAGGCCATCGCATTCATCATGGAGAAGTGCATCGAAAAGAACGAGCAGCTGTGGGAGAAACGCGGCAAGCGTGAGGTACCCACCGATATCGTGGAAATCGAGCGCGTCTCGTAACACCGACACCCAAAACCAATACTTTCTTTTCTCAACCAAAACGATTATATTTAACTAAACAAACAAAGGTTATGTCAAACACAGCAGACAAATTCAAGAACAACGTACTGACCAGTCTCACCCTCACCGAAGCCGCAAAGAAGGCACCGGCGATCATGGCAGAGAAGCCCGCGTCGTACATCAACCTGAACCGTTACAAGTTCACACCTACGACCGAGATCATCAACCACATGCAGGACCTCGGTTACTTACTGACCGACGCCAAGCAGAGCAAGACAAACGTGCCTCTGCGTAGGGACTTCGGTACCCACATCGTACAGTTCCAGCACCCGCAGCTGTACATCAAAGATCAGGACGGCGGCGTAGAAGCAAGGCCGACCATCATCCTCCTCAACAGCCACGACGGCAGCCGCCCTATCCAATTCGAAATGGGCCTGTTCCGCCTAGTGTGCAGCAACGGCCTAGTTGTAAAGAGCATGGACTTCGGCAGCTTCCGAGAGAGGCACACCAAGTACACCTTCAACGAGGTCAAGGCACTGATCGACAGCAAGGTGGACCTTCTGCCCAAGGTAATCGACAAGATCAACACGTGGAACGGCAAGGTCATGACGCCTAAGGAGCAATCGCAGTTTGCAATCGATGCACTGCTGATGCGGATAGGAGAGGAGCGGAAGCCCGAGAACTACGAGATCCAGTCCATCCTCATGCCGAAGCGAGACGCCGATAAGGGCAACACCCTTTGGAAGACGTACAACATCGTGCAGGAGAACCTCATCAAGGGGGGATTCGACCTCAACAACAGGGTAGCAAGGGGTATAACCAACCCCGTACAGGACATGGTACTCAACCAAGGCCTTTGGACCCTCGCGGAGCAGTACGAGAAGGTAGCTGCCTAACGGTCGCTACTAACGGGCTAGCGCAGCGCTAACACTAAGCAAGCAAATAGCAAGCGACGTGTTGGCGCCCGCTTAGCGCCCCGCCAAAGCAACAATTGTTGTAGACAGGGGGCCTTTACCAGGGGGCCCCTTCACTTAGTGCAATTTACCAACATTGGAAATTTTCACACCCAAAGTAATATATACAAAAACACGTAAACAAAACTTCGGCAAAACCATGAATAATTTGACAAACATCCCGACCCGCATTCTCCAACAGGAACTCAACCGCCGCAGCCGTTGCCGCTTCAGCTACAACGGACCCGACGACTACGATCCCAACTACGATACGAGCGAGTGCTACGACAGTGGCCTTTCTTATACCCAGCAGGTTTGGGCAGATAGAGCTGACTACGCCAGGGAAATGTACGAGGCCGGTCACATCGACGAGACCCAGCGCATGGAAATAGAAATGGGAGCGTGATAGTCCGCTTCTCTATAGTAAACAAAACAAACAAAACAAACCAGTTATGAAACACATTTTTGAAGAAGCCATCGCAAGCGTTAACGCAGCGTACCCCTCCGTCTACACCAAGGAAGACGTCATCGTACTCATCAAAGACATACAAGCCGGTGTGGAGGACGCAGACCAGGCCCGGGCGCCTTTTGACATAGTGATTTTAGAAGGCATCAAGCAAAGCCTGCTCGAGGGCGTTAGTAACATCGATTTCGAGAATTGCGTGGCACTCGAGCTCAACTACGACAACCGCATAGACATCAACATCGACGAGCGTGCGATACTCAATGAGGTAGAAGAGAGCTTTGATATCGCTGTGGACGAAGTCTTTCCGAAACTGACACCGATCGCACCCGTAGCAGCCAACCAATAACCGTAACCAACACACAACATGAAAATAGTCAAAACAAAATCATCGCGGATCAACGGCACCTCGTACCACGGCATCGACTTCGAAGCCACACCGAACCAGCTCATAGAGGCCTTCGGCCCAGCGGATTACGATGGCAACGACGGTTCGGACAAGACGAACTTCGAATGGTCGCTCGAACTGCTTAACGAGGATCAGTGCCCCGGCGAGGGCATCGTCTTCACCGTTTACGATTGGAAGGAATACAGACCTTTGGACGGTGACGAGATGGTGCACTGGCACATCGGCGCTCACTCGACCTGTGACAGCATCGATGCGTTGGACACCGTGCTTCAGTGCGTTGAAGTCGCAAAGTACGTGTACAAACAGGAGATGAGTCGCTTCGAAAGGCCCAACGAAAAGCTGGTCGCAGCGGCGAAAAAGTACAAGGAAGTGCTGCGGCCCAAGGAGGCCAAACCGTCCGAGGTCGAAGAGTACCTCAAGAGTAAAGGCTTCCGTTATGGCTACACGGTCATCGAGTCCCTGCCCGGTGTGCGAACAGGCATGGTGATCTTCAACCACGACTTCAAGTCGGAGTTCGAGATACCGTCAGAGCTCTTCCTTAACGAGATCAGCCTCATGGGTTACCAAGTCCTTCGAGCTAAAGAGTTGGCACCGTACCGACATCCCAGATCCCAGCGGCCGAAGGGCTACGTGAAGCAGACGTTGGTGGATCGCATGATCGCCGACGGCAACAAAGGCATTTCGTACACCGACGTGATCAAGCACCTGCTCAAGATCGAACACGGCGAGGACTACGTGTACGACTACAAGAGTTCCGACCGCGGTTGGTTCTCCGACGCTTTCTACGGAAACTCCGGCAAGGGTTACTTGATAAACGGCGCGGGCATCTGCGGCATCTACAAGAATGACGGCAAGTACTACGCCAAGTACTACACCAAGCAGGAGAAGGTCGCGTACGCCACGAACCGGTTGGCGAGCACACTGAAAAGGTTGGCGAACTACTACGTGGCCGAATCGCAGTGGTTCACCCGCGAGGAGTACGAGCGTTCCAAAAAGCAAGCGTTGAGCTCTTACAAACGATCTATAGAAAGCGCAAAGAACATGAAACCCAATACGCATGGAAAATAAACAAACAGCAGTAGAGTGGTTAATCGCACAAGTAAATTCCGAACAATATCAAATAGCGTTCGGTCAAACTTATATATCTATTGATTTAATTGAACAAGCCAAACAAATGGAGAAGGAGCAGATACAACAGTGTTGGGATACTGCTCATCAAGCAGGTAGATTTGAAGGTAAGGGGATAGCAGAAGAAAATTGGCAGACATTTGAACAATACTACAACGAAACATATGGAAAATAAATACGAGGTAAGATTTAGAGACATCGACCCCGATACGGGAGATGTATCACAGGACATTTTAATCGCTGTCTGTGAAACCAAATTTCACGCCGAGTTGGTGTTACAAGCACTGGTTTTGGCAGATCAAAGCGATGACCCAAATCGGGAATTTTACACAAAACAAGAAACTAACACGCATGGAAAATAACGAAAAAGTCTACATACAACAGTTCAACGTGAGCACCAATTCGGGGCGCAAACGCATGAAACTTTTAGAGTCTGCGCTAGCTGCGGCCGGGGTCTTCTACTACGAGGAACCCGGTAACACCACTTCGAACCGCGCCGTGTACGTGAAGGTCGATAACTTGGGTCTTGCGAGTCGGGTGTGGGGTAAGCTGTTGGCCGCCGAACGCGAGAGGTTCCGACCCTAATACTCGCGTATACGGGTACGGGCCTGGTGCGGGACTCGAAACGCAAATTTCCTTCTTCGATAAAATTTAGTTACATTACAACAAACAAACAAAAACCATGAAAACACAATTCGCATTGCTTAGGGCATTCACCGCCGCTGAGCTTGAAAACCTTGTCAACGAGCGGCTCGCAAAGGGCTGGAAACTGGCGGGTACCTTCGTGTACGTTGCCGGTCGCACAGCGTCTGACATGCCGCTGTTCTTACAAGGCGTGATCTACGAGGCACCAGCTGCTTAATACGATGCAAGACGGAGTAAGCAATTTGGAGGCCTCCTTAGTGGAGGTTTCCAAGCTGCTCGGTCCCGAGGACTTTCAACAGTTCTTGGAATTGGCCGGGCAAGTAAACAATAAAGGCGTCTTGCGGGAATTTCTGAAAGGTTTTGTGGAAATGGTTGAAGCGGGCAGTGATCCCGCTTCTTCTTTTACCTGGGCCTACTACGACGCTATGGCATTTTTAGACAATCAACAACAATAACAATCAACATGGAAACTACCATTCAAAAACCAAAAGTCAAGCTGTCAGGTAAAGACGGCAACGTGTTTAATCTGATCGGCATTTGTTCTAAGGCTCTTAAGCAAGCGGGTCAACACGAGCAAGCAAAGGAAATGACTGCTCGCGTGTTCAAAGCGGGCAGTTACTCAGAAGCCCTTGGAATCATGATGGACTACTGCGACGTGCGCTAATGCCCAAAAAGTACAAGCGCAACCGCGTGCAGCTCTCGGACCTCGAGTGCATAGACGGTAAGTACAACGTATCCAAGTTGACGGTGATCGATTGGCCGTGGGTGGACAAAGCTGCCGCTCTCGAGATCATCGACATCGCCAACGCGGAATACGATGCTTTTCTAGAGGTCGTATACGAAATGATAGACAAACCAAACAAAGATGAGACTTACTGAAAAAGACACCGCTAGCATCACTCTTACGGCGTTGGCCCACAATCCGAAACTCAATTACGCCATGGAACTTGCAGTGGCAATGGTAGAACTCGTTGCGGAACGCGACGCAAAGTGGATCGAATACGTCAAGGAGAAATACAACATAGAGGTGGATCCTACCGAATTGAACGGCGACTACATTGAAGCCAGAAACCGAATCAAACGATACTAACATGTCACTAAATAGGAAAAACGATAAGACTCGCCTTCAGATAGACGTGCACAACGACGAAGAATTGTCGCGCATGATGGAATCGAGGGACGTACGATTCACAGAGATCATATGCGAGTCGATACTCTCTGCAAAGGGCGGAGTACCAGAATCTATCACGATGAACTTCGACGACGGATCCTACGCTATCATGGACTTTGCTGACAATAAGGCAGAAGATCTGCGATTGTCCATGCAGGAATCCATCAAAGACCTAGAGAAAGCGGAGAAATACGAGCTCTGCGCAAGGATAAAGGAATACTTAAACAAAACCAAATAACATGCCACACATCACAAAAAAGGGACGGGTGATGAATGATCTCACCCTCCAACCCGGCGGTGCAACGCTTAGGGCGGATTTCACCGACGGTAGAAGCGAAACTTACCCACGAATCAAAACTCCTGGTGCTTACACACACAAGCTGATCAGAGAGTGCGGAGACAGGTTGGTTCAAGTGATTAACCTCACCGATAACAGTGTTGAGTACCACAAATCTTGGGACACAAAGCGATCGCGATGAACGACGCCAGTTTCAACACGCTGTACGTACCTGTATTGATATTTTGCAGCATGATTGGCATACTGCTTTACGACATCATAAGGGGACGCACCGGCTCACGCGGGTCAAATCCTAATCTGAAGCGTTGTCAATCTGCTATCAGGAGACTTAGGACGCGCCCAAAATCTTCCCATAAATTTTATTCGGTATGCCGTAAGGCCACCGAAAACCTAATATAACCACAAAAACATGCAACCATTTCCTGAACACATCGAGCGGATTCGTAAACGAATGTTCGATAACTCTAAAGCCGCGAGAGTCTGGTGGAAATCCCTGGACAAGGACGCGCAGAAGAGTGCGTTAGATGCTTGGAAAGCGGCCAATCCGGACGATTACCGTGCGGGGTGGGATTTGAAACTGATTTCATTGACCAACACCGTAGAGGACATATGGGAACTTTCTAAGGCCACTAAAAATGATAATTGATCCCTAGATTGGTATTTGATTATATTTACGTATGAGCAAAGCGAAAGTGAAAATGAAAGGGGATCGGGGTGCAATACTCTGTTCCCACTGCAGCGTGGCCATAAAAGAGAGTCACTCGTGGAATCAGGACGAGTGGTCGTACGCCCGCACAGGCAAACCAAAGATCAAAGCGATGTACTGCGACGAGTGCGCGTATCAAAGAAACAAAAACAAAAGTTAAGTATGAAAAACATATATGCGCTCAAGAAAAACAACCGAGTGATCGGGTTTTTCAAAAATAAATTGGACGCTGAAACCCTTATGCGAGAAATCGGTGGTGAATTTGAATGGGACGATAAGCCTGCAGGGTACATAGACACAGTGGACGAAGGCGACATATGGACAGACGATGACGAAGAGCGTGCGTTAGCCGTGGCTTCGGCAAAACAAGAGGGCGGATCTCACTACAAAGATTACGTCATTCAACCCACGGAATTCATATTCAAGAATAACTTGGGTTTCATCGAAGGCAACGTCATCAAGTATGTGATGCGTCACCGTAAAAAGGGCGGATTGCAGGACTTACAGAAAGCGAAGCACTATATAGATTTATTGATCGAGTACGAATACACAAACAAAAATTAACATGGCAGAATACAGCAAACAGTACGTGGAAAACTACATGCCCGAGTGGACATGGGACTTCGACATCGAGGAAGAGTTTGACAAGCTTCAACCTGGGGAATTCGTCTCCGTTATTTGCGAGGGCTTCGGGTTCTGTGGACTTCAGAAGAACCTTGATCGATCCAAACACTTTTTGTATCGTAATCGCGAAGGGGCGGTAGAATCCGTTCCGTACGAGATCGCAGACGACACGACGTACAAAATGTTTCGATGATAAAAACGATCGCCTCCGTGTTGGAAATGGTAGACAAGATGGACTTAAAATCCCTTGATCAGTAATGGTCGTGCCGGTTCGACTCCGGCCGGAGGTACAAAATATTTATTACTATGAACAAACTAAAATTCAGATTAGCAAAGTGGTTGCTTAACAGCGACGGATTCGAAGTGGTTGCACTAAAGTCTAAGGACGGTAACTTGTTTATCGAAGGCGATACGAGAGCAATTCGTTACATGGATATCAATGGATATTTTTGGAATAAACAACCGTTAAGAAGGAAAAATGAATCTTGTAGTAATATCTGATACGCACGGCATGCATCACGAAATGGCTGAATTGCCGGAAGGTGATGTACTGATCCACTGTGGAGACTTCAGTAACGTGGGAGAGCGGGAAGAAGTGATAGATTTCCTTCGATGGTTTTCCGAACATCCTCACAAACACAAGATCTTCATAGCGGGAAACCACGATAGATCTTTCGATCCGAAGTTTCATCGCAGCAAGAAAGACAAGTATTGGTTGGATTACGCGCTGGGCAAAGTAGAGGATTTGGGATTGGTGTACTTAGAGGGTACAGGCGTTACGATAGACGGAGTAAATTTTTGGGGATCTCCTATAACGCCAGACTTTTATCCCCAACACTGGGCGTTCAATCGTAACTCTAAGTTGATCGAACAACATTGGAACACCATTCCCGATAATACTGATGTTCTAATAACTCACGGACCGTGTGCTCATGTGTTGGATTGGTGCGTTAACGGGGATTTAGCGGGTTGTCCGTCGTTATCTTATCACATTCAACGAGTGAATCCTATGTACCATTTCTTTGGTCACATACACGAGTCGTACGGCGTAGAACAACACGTAGGCACAGTATACGCTAACGCTTCGCAACTGAATCACAGATACAACATGGTAAATAAGCCACTAGAGTTTCAGATTAACAACGATAGCAATTTAGTTGTATAATAGCATACAGTCCGGTGGCGCAATTGGTTGGCGCAGGATGCTTATACCATCAAGGATGTTGGTTCAAGTCCAACCCGGACTACAATGAGAGGTAGACGAAAGCCAAGACAGCAGTGGGGTGCGCAACCTAGGCTTGAGGACGAGTAGAAACGAGAAGAGAGTAATTAACTCTTCCCTCAGATGCTAACCGGGCAATGGCACGATGCGGGCTCATACCTGCGGGAGGCAAGGTGACGGTCAGGAAAGACTGACATTTGGGCCCTTAGCTCAGTCGGTTAGAGCAGCAGACTCATAATCTGCGGGTCGTAGGTTCGATCCCTACAGGGCCCACATTTTTGCCCATATGGCGTAATTGGTAGCCGCGTTAGACTTAGGATCTAATGAAGTAATTCGTGGGGGTTCGAGTCCCTCTATGGGTACAAGGTTGATCGGGGAATGATTATGTCGATAGCTCGAGAGTGAATATCGGCTGGCATAATAGGAGTTGGCAGGTATTCACCGCTAAGTAAAGCCGATCGTAAAAGCTGGTGTCCACGCAACCATCTCCAGCTTTCCTAAAATATGGCTCCATAGGTAAAGGGATATACCCACTGCCTTCTAAGCAGTTATTCCAAGTTCGAGTCTTGGTGGAGCTACGATATTTATTAGAAAGACTATGAAGTTCTTAGAAGATTTTCGCAACGTGTTATTGATTTTTTTGAGCATCATGCTCATTATCATGACCATCGAAGTGGTACATTTGAGAAATAATCCGTGCTACTCAAAACAAAAGCAATTACGTTTAACCCACAATAGTGTACATTCAGTACATAGATAAGCCTCCTTCGCATAGTGGTCGATTGCGCCTGATTTGTAATCAGGATTCTTCGGAACACGCGGGTTCGAATCCGGCAGGGGGCTCAGAGCTCGGTTCGTCTAAAGGTTAGGACATCAGATTTTCATTCTGGTAATAGGGGTTCGATTCCCCTACTGAGTACACGTCGTCGTTCTTTGACATATAGGAGGAAACAAAACATGGAAACACTATCATTCGTTTTAGGGATCGCATCTGTGGTGGTCATCGGCATCGCTGTGGTTGCCACTTACGCTTTCTTTAGGGTATTGAAAATAGAAAGAGAACTAGAAGAGTTGCGCAGGCAACTGGGTGCAGAGATGAACGAAATGTACCAATCGATTGGCCGTGGAAGCGGCGATATATACAGAAGAGTAGATGACCTCGAAAGGGAAGTATTCTCACAACTAGATTCCAGACTAGATAAACTGGAAACCAAGTTAACTAAATCATCAACTAAAAATTAAAAACTAGTTGAAGAGCGGCGACGTTATATTTATTATAAAAGCCTATGAAAAAGTTACAAAAATTAGAAGTGGTAAATGCCCAAAATTTACAAAAGATGTTAATTGGTTCAATTATAGAATCAGTAGAACCACTAAAAAACGAAGAAGGCGTATCAATTATCACAAGATCATTCGTTAAATCAGACAAGTATTACAGAGCTTGCATAAAAATAAAACAAAATGGAATCCTAGAAGTAGAATACACGGAATAAACATGAAGCGCCCAGGAAAAGAGAAACCAGATCTCAACAAATATACAGTGATAAAATCTTACACTGTTACTGGGATGAAAAATTTGGCTTCAGAGGATTTCGTAGAAATAATATACGGAGCCGCAGACGATCTTTATTACCGCACAGCAGATTCTGAGTCTTTCAAACCCTCTGTTTGGAATTTAAGACCGTTAGATCCGTTTCACAAAAGGTATTTCGTAGATGATAGGGGTAAGAAACATAAATCAGAAGATTTCGAAACCATAGGCAATGGCGATCCTTATTCTCAAGTCACCGTGATCATGGCACAGGCCACAGTATATGACTTAGAACGAAAAGTACAAGAGACCGCAAAGAATTACATGTTCATAGGCAACCCAATGCAGGACTCTTACGAGGCCGCTTTTCAGTATTGGACCGAATTCTAAAACTTCCTTATTACGCAAACTTTTAGTATTATTACATTGCAGCAGGAGATCCAGGTTGATAGTACTCTGCGGTAAACCGGGTAGCCAAGAGGTAGGCGGCCTACATTTAAGGTGTGAACGTCGGTTCGAATCCGACCCCGGTTTCAATTTCAACAATGCACTTATAAGTTTTCGGTGCATATTTATTCCATAAACACTAAACCCAAAAACTATGAAAACGATATTGAGAACTTTAGTGTTATGCGTGCCTCTAATACTCTGTAGCCATTCTATTGGTGAGAGTTTGGATTTAAGAGATGCATACGATTTTGTAATGAAAGATCGATACAAAGATTTCTTAACGTGTTACAAAAACGTGCGCGAGTGGGAGGGAAACTATGCCCATTTGGAATTTGATAAGGGCGGAGAGACATACGCAGGTATTGCAAGGAACGCCAACAAAAAGTGGGAAGGTTGGAAAACCATCGATAGGTACAAGATGTGGAACGATGTTGGTTGGAACGATAGCATTCCAACCGTAGAGAAGCAGGTGGAAGAATACTATTGGAACGTTTACAATCGCGATATGTATTACCTTATCAAGGATCCGATGGTACGCAGTTACGTATTCGATTATAGAAACACGGGGCCTGTGGCGTACAAGCACGTTAAGCGTGTGTTGCAGCTCCACGGTTTCAAAGTTGGTAATAGCGCGGAGATGAACATCAAAACCATACACGCGTTGAATAAGATCAATCCCATAATCTTTGTGTTACACCTAAGAGAAATCAGAATGGACTTCTATTACGGTGTGGCGGACAGAAATCCAGAGTTGCAAATTTACTTGAAGGGTTGGTTAAGGCGGGCAAAAGCAATAGCAGCATAATTATGATAGACCGAATTTCTATATTTTATAAATAGACTTTCGATCGTTATATTACAACAAGTTAAACAATTAAACACAAATGAAAAAGGTAATCTTTGCAATCTTGATCTCTGCATCAATCGTCGCATGCACCAGTGGTACCAAGACCGAACAGGCTACGGACTCCACAACGGTAGCTCTTCCTGGCGTTGATAGCGTTGCCGTGGACACTGCTGCTGTGCAGAAGTAATCCTCCTCTCGCCTATGGCGATGAGCACGACTTATAAGGGCCGCAAGGCCCTTTTTTTATTTTACTCGATATTTATCTATATAAACAAAGCCGTATGAAAGACAATTTCAACATAGTAAAATTCCTATCAAAGAAAACGCTTCTAAAAGAATCTATTGGTGGATACGTAGATCTAAAACCAATTGGATCTCTAAAAGAAACCTTTGGTGACGAATGGGATCCAGCAAACCCGGTTGATAATTCCGAAAAATTCATTGACGCCGGTGACAATAGCGGAGAGGAACAACTAGGCGGTAGATTAGAGAGTCTCATAAGCAAAAGGGATATATCGGTCATAAGAGCTTCTGCGCAGAGGATATTCGACGATCTAACTGCCGACGGATTTGAAGCCGAGGAAGTGGCAGAATATCTTATGGACCAAATAACACAGGCCGGGGCGCCTTATATGCGGTCACGTGGAATATAGTCGACTCTTTCAGTATACTTAAAACATTTACTTTTTTTATAGGGCTCTTTTTATTAGATTAGAGCAATTAGAGTTATGAAATTACAAATCTCACCGTATAACACTCGGCAAGAAGAGTACCGAGAGGATCCATGGAAGATGTTGATGGTTTGCTTCATGCTAAACCAAACATCTCACAAACAGGTGGACAAAGTACGACACGAGTTCTTCGATAAGCATCCAGACGCCCAATCACTACTAAACGCCAAAGACGAGGACATAGTATCCATCATAAAACCTTTGGGATTCTATAACCGACGTGCTAAGACTTGGAAGAAGTTTTGTCAAGAGTGGATCAACGCAACAGAGACTCATGGAACTAACGTGCCTCTTGAGGTATTAGAGAATATGAGTGGCGTGGGTAAATACGCCCTAGATTCATGGGTCGTCTTCCAGCTGTGCGATTACAGCATAGACGTAGATGATCATGTCCTTAATTGGTACGTAGATTGGGCGAGAGAGGAAGTAGAGAGGATCAAGCGAGAGGGCAAAGAAGCCACGCCTTACGTTGTGTATTACTTACACTACAAAGACAATCGAGACATGGATCCTAATTGGATGCAGTGCCAAGATTACGCAGCGTGTGTCATGGCAAGGACAGAGAAAGAGGCGCGAGACAAAGTAGAGGAGATAGCTATGCGACAAGACGGCGCAGTAAAGATAAAAGTGGTTGGTATATGTAAAGGCGAACCGGATTGGGTGAACGAAGAGAGTCCCATATTCACAGACGAAAAAGAGTATCGCAAACGAGCCACAAGGGTTTTCAACGACATCATACTAAACAAAACAACTAGCATATGATAATGCCAAACAGTTTCGAAGAGGTTACATCAGAGAATTTGAAATCTGCCTTCTTCAATTATTTTACTGATCACGAAAAAGACAAATCGATTAAGATAGGCATATGTCCTCTGGTGGGGAAGATCAGTAAGCAACTCGCATCTCACAAAGCGGGATGGGCGTTCATGATTCAGAATCAACTCAAGACAGCCGGATACCAGAATTCTCATGTGATTCACCGAGTAGAGGACGATTGGTCAAACTACGATGTGATCCTCATAGAACACGGTATGGAATATAAAGGTGCCTTCAATATATTTGGTGGAGCCAATGACGACCTGTACATGCAGATTTCACGGATATTCCGATACGACCCTCATAACACACGCATGTACTCTCTACACTGCAACATGCCCAACGTATCAGAACTTGTACGAGTGAGATTGAGAACGGGTACGGAGAGGTTTAAGACGTTAGAGACGTCGCTCGATAGGATCAAGGACATTTGCAGTAGAATACCTAGAATAGATTTCATAGATCGCAGCGAAAAGCAAATACTTGGCGATTCCCACTCCTTTAGCTTGTATAGACCTGGTTATAATGTTACACGTTACGATGGTTTAACGCTTCACGGCGTATTAGAGCGTCGCTTATCGAACTACATTTTACCGGGTATTAAAGCGTTAATGGTTTACTTCGGTAACATAGATGTGAGACACCATCTAATGAGACAGCAGGATCCCATAGCTTCCATAGACAAACTTATGGCAGATTACGAAACACAGTTGAAAGATCTAAACCTCGACGAGATTACTGTGTCTCACGTGCTGCCAGTTGAAAGCGAAAGCAGAAAAATTCCTAAAACCGGATGGTACAAAAAGTCACCATTCTTTGGAACTCAAAAGGAACGCGCTGCGTTGTCTAAGTACATCAACATGAAGATAGACGAGATGTGCGAAAGAAACGATTGGTTTGTATACAAAGTTCCTACAAATTTCTTTAACGAGAACGGAGAATTGAATATGAACATGATGGAGAAACCCCAATCAGTGCACATATCAAGGGAATTCCATTTTTGGGATTACGAGAACGACTTACCTAACACAAGAATAATACAATGAAAAATGTCCAAGACGCTAGGTCGATGGTGAAATACATCAAGCCGACCAGATACTACGACGAGTTTTTGCACTACTTCAAATTAGCGAGTAAGCAACAAGAAGAATGCAACCTCGGTACGCTTACACACACGCAATCAACGGTCGAAGACGATCTAATGAAACACGTAGAGTTGTACGACGTAGTAGAAAGGAAGTACGCGGGATTTTCGCAGATAGTTAACGACATCTTTTACGGATGGACAGAAGAACACCCGTATTGGAACAAAATGAAGATCGGCATGCATTCGAAACCACGTGAAATCATCGCTAAGAATTGGACTGGCAAAAAAGACAAGTTCGGGTTGGTAGAATGGTTATATGTGTTTCTTTTTCACCGACTCACAGGATCTGGTATCAATTACGCCTATAAACCATCGGGATATTACAACACTATGTTGTTCGATCTGCACAAGTGCGACGATATACCTCAGATGATAAAGATGATCAAGACGTATCACAAACCCTTTTACACTTCTGTCGGTTACCAGTTTCCTGCCTTTCCAAAACCCACTGAAAATTACAAGCGAGGAGGAGATTACTTCCTTTGTGAATTCGCGCCTAAGCTGGCGGAAGACGTGGCTAAATTTTTGGAAGAGGGTCCAAAGAAAGACATCAGAGAGATCGGAGATTTCATGTTCAAATGGAATGTGGATCATGGCTTTAGGCAGTATAAATTCCAATACGCAGCGTTCATATCAGACATCTGTGATTGGTTTCCTCAGTACGTTAACAGAGAGAGTCTGTTTTATTACGGATCTAATGCGAAGGAGTGCATAAGTTATTTAGCAGAGAAGGGCACGAGAATGCAAGAAGAGGTTTTCTTAGACGCCGTGATGATGAAAATATACGACGATACGGGATCTTTGCCTTACAATGCAGAGGACGTTGCGTGCGATTTCATTCGATGGATTGAGAACTACGTAAAACCCGGAAAGGACTACGCTCACCTCAATTACGATGAGGTGTGGAATAGTTCAAGCATAAAGGACCACCCGTACGGAAGACAAAAGGCCATGCTGGATTTGGGCCTAGTGAAAACGTTTAAGTACATAGAGGAACATCCATCTGACGATAAAGTTTTGAAAGAAGTCAGCTTAACAGAAGATCAATATAAACAAAAAGTAAAAGAATACTATGAGCAACATAACGTACAATAATACCTGTGAAGTAGAATTCAAGGGTAAGAAACCGAAAGACAGTTGGATGAAGGATTGGCCTCTTGAGGACCGCGTTGATAAATTCTTCGAGTTCTGTAGAGTGTTTGACAATCGCCAAGATCAGTTGCTCAGTCAAGAGTACCAGATATTCTCTCACAGATTACACTGGCACGAGCATCCGTTCTGTCAATACATGCAAAAAGTTACAGACAACGAACAGCGTTTGTTTTTGACTCTTGTGTTCTCCTTTACCAACGAACACTGGGGGACATTCATGAAATTGTACAACGAGGGTATAGACGCAACTCGCGAACACTTCGTTGACAATCGACACGCTCGTAACGACCTATTCCAGATATATTACCCCAAAGGCACAAACGTAAAAGAGTGGGTGCTTGATGGGCCAAGAAAAGCTGCTAAGGATTTACGGTATTTGTTCGATGATTTAGAAGCGGCAGGATCTGATTGGAGAAATGTAAGTAGACCCTACACCATGATGGAATTTGCAAAGAAATTAGAGGCATATTTCAAAACCAAACAGGGTTTCAGAAGTCCGCTCTATCCCTGTAAGAACACCGCTCGTTACATCGCGATGTCGTATCCGCATCTAGTTAATCCAGAATCCATACTTTTTGGAGGTACCGGACACTTCGACGGTTTACACCAAATATTCGGAGGCGTTAATCTAAACGGAAAAGTAAAGTATAAGATAGATGAGTTCGGTCAATTCATACCGGAGAATATACACGCGGGGACGTGGTTGTATCAAATGGATTACTTAGTAAATCACCCTAACAATCCCATGGTGGCGCAGAAGTATCTCAACGTGGAGGACAAGACGTGTTTCTTTTGGAAGCACATCGCTATATCTCACGGAGAGAAGCGTCCGACCAAGAACATCCCATACACGTGGATATTCCCGGATAATTTTAGTCTATCTAATAATCAAATGTTTTTGGAAGCCATCAAAGAGCGAGAACTTATGTATTAGAGTCCCGCTCTTTTCATCAATCTTTCTCTTTGTTCCTTCAAATCCTCTGCGTCCTTGACCTTCGGCGCATCGAAGTTAACGGCGCCCTTGGAAAGTATGTCCAACTTTGTGGTAGCTGGACCCTTGTCCGCGTCGGTCTGCGGCATGTCTACCCTACCAGGTGCACCTGGAACGGGCTTGTTGCTCTTGATCAATTTTTGCAGGTTGTCGTTGATGTACTTGGCGATATCCTCGTTGCTCTTCTGTCCGTTCTCCGCCCACAGTTTTTTGGCCCCTTCGGAGAGGTTGGCGTTAACTGAATCGAGCACTTGATTTTCGGTCACGCCGTTGAGTATGTTTATGCCCTTGGGATTATTTCCTGGTACCTCTCCCATCTTTATGGCTACCGCAGCGTGCACAAGTTTTAGTATTTCCGTCGGCTTGAGTTTGCCCTTGATGTTGAGAGCCTGCATCTTGGCTTTTGGATTCGCGGCGAACACTTGGCTCCACCTGTGGTGGCCGTCTATGACGTACTGAGAATTGTAAGTAACTATCGGGCCACCAACGTCGGCGTTTCCGTCTAGTATGCTCTTGAGGCTGCCGTACTGGTCTGTCAAAATGTTCTTGATGCTCTGGTCGAAACCTATTTCGTTTTGCGTGGGTTTCAGGTTCAACACCGGCAGGCTAGTGCTCTCGTAGGGTAGAGCTTCGTCCTTGGGGCCCGCTGCGTCCGTCTGACCCGCTTTCAATACGGCTTGCACCTTGGGATCCGCTATGATTGTCTTTAGATCCGCCACAAAACCAGGAAGTGGTTTATTGAATGCCGCATTTATCCTTCCCGCGGGGCTTCGTCTATCGTTCTCTGCATCACTGGATTTCTTAGATCCGGGAGCAGATTCTTCTTCCGCTTCTAAGATTCTTCTGACTATTTTTTCTAGTAAAATACCCTTATTCATAGTTTTCAGTGTTAACTAATAATAAATATCAAGTGTTTCATACAATCACGTATGGCGCTACTTTAGGGATGCGAATAAACTATCTATGGATCCTGAGTTGTGATACTCTGGGTTAGACGGGTGCAGCTCAGGATTCTTCTTAACGTCTCTCTTAAAGAACCTCCCAGCTATAGAATCGTTATAGGCATCGGTGTGTAACACCTCTAACTTAAATTGCCAGTATTCTTCGTAGTAGGTCAATTGTTTTTTGGTGTAACAGATTTCGAGGATCTCTTTAGTGAAGTGATTTATACCGAGGTTTTTGATGTCCTCTAATAGATTTTGGTTACTACCGTTGTACTCCAACCAATTGCTTTCTTTGACTATTTTCTTTTTCTTGGGTACCCTACCGGGTTTTTCCCATTCCGATATCTCTTTTTTTGTGAGTTTCTTTGTGAGCCTATTGTGTAGGATCTTTTTACCTACGTACACCTTTCCGTTGGTGGTGTTTGTTATTAGATAAACGAATCCCACGGCAGCTGATGGGAATTGTGAGAGCTCGGAGATCTCTGTGTTTTTGTATAACCAATTGGGCATAAAAATTAGTAACTGTAAACGTGACTGGTTTTCCTTATGTTGGGCATTTTGGTGAAGACGAAAGATCTTTGAAACAGACCTCCGTTGACTGCGCTTGGATTTGAATATCCATCTATGAGGTCAGAGAAGAGGTAGTTACAAGCTTGTTGGCTGAGGTGTCCATCTCCTAGAGGCACCCATCCCGTTCCTATGTTGTACTCGGTGAGCCAATAGGCCGACTTGTCTCCACCAAATAATCCCTTATCCTGTTCGTACTTATAACTGGTCCAATAAGACGGGTTGTTTTCACAAAATCCTGCGGACCAGTCCTTGACATACTGTTCGTTGTACTGTTTCGTAGGGAATTCTGTTTCTGGATAATACGCTGTGATAACAAAATTGGGGAGCAACACGTTCCATACGCCCTGGTCCAAGCCGTACTCGCACCGCACTTCGATGTCGGTGTATGACGGATCTAATTTGCTCGGAACGTCTACGGTGGAAAGATCTGCCAAAGACCCTGATACATCGTGGGTACCGAAAGGCGTGCACACAGATCCTTTGTACTCAACGTTCCAATAAGTTACTGGATCCTGTTCGAAGAGCTCTAGATCTTTTTGAAACTGGTTAGAGGTGTTTTGAAATCGTGTTATGAGTTGGGATGTTGCCGACAATAGGCTTGGCGGTGTGTTCGAAGCGTACTGCGATACAACTCCGCAACAGAAGTTTGCCGCTGCGGCCGCGAGAGGATCCGCTATGGGTCCGTCGGTCATGGCGCTAGCGGCCCAAAAAGCTCCGTCGAGAAGGTTGATCCCGATCTGAGTTCCTAAATCCTTTTGGTCTTTGAGACTCAACAGCGCGAAAGCATTTTCAATTTTGAGATTTCCTCCAACTAGCAGGTCTGAGTTAAGCTGTATGAGGTTCCTTAGGTTGGTTTTTACCCTGTCTATCTGTGCTTGAGTGGGTGTAGTGTCTCCCAGCAGGTGGGATTTAGTCTTCTTTGCCATAGCCGTTTATTATAAATATCTAATTCTGTAGTAAATCAAGGTGACTCTCTCCCGCGCAAGCTATGACTTGATAGCCGAGAGAAGAGTACTTATTCACCTTTCGAATTAAGTTTTTGTCTCTGACTTCGTTGAATGCGTCCGTTATTTTGGATATTTGTTGCGCAGGTTTTCCTGTATCTTGTGGAAAACAGAGATCGTACATGATCTGTATGTCCTCGTTAGAGGGATTTTTTGCATCTTGCACGCCGAAAGATCTTAACACATCTTTACCCCTCTTATTAAGCAATCTACTGACTTCTATGGGATCTTGTCCCTGTCCAACCATTGCGGCGTATATTCCGGCGTTCACCAAATCTTGATCGTACCCCGTTAATCTTTGTATTGCCGAGAACACAAACGAATCAGGATCTGTTACGTCGAAATCTTTACCGTCCCAGGAATCGTTTAGAAGATTAGAAAATTCTCTTTTTAACTTTTCGTAGATGTATTCGGATTCGCTTCCTCGAGGATACACGTTGTTGGGATCTCCTCCCTCTCCTAGAAACACAGTCTTCTTCTTAGTATCAAACTTTGATAGTGCGTGTTGTATTACTTCGTCGGCCTGTTGCATATCGTTATGTACGACACCATAAATAATGGCGTTAGAACCCACGTTCATGGTTCTTATTTCAAAAAGGTGGTTTAGAAGCCTTAGCTGTCCCATTTTATTACGAAGGTCACATCAGTGTTTGGAGGAATCGGATGAGGCGAGGATAATTTGCCAACCACCAGTAATTCATCTGCTTCGTTGTATAGACCAATAGTCGTAGCGTAAGGATGAAAATTAGATCCCGTAACTGCATCGATGTACGAACCGCTCGTTCCAGATTGTATCGCACTTTTATTTAGAGTATAGTTAAAATCGTTTTCAGAAACGCGGCACCTTACCACGTTTTCGTATATAGTAGTCTCTGACTTAAAATCTATTCTAGCCATAGCTGTTTATTATACATATCATCTATACTGAGGAGGACAATCGGTTCCACTCGAGCCCACAAATACTCCAGTTCTAGAAACGTTCATTATTCTTATTTCAGATCCAGGATATGTATTTTGGGAGTTTAGCGCTCTATAATAATTACCGTCTTCTCCCTGTAATATTTCTCCGGATTTTACGGATACTATAGGAGCTCCGTTAACAAATACTACTTGTGTTGTTGCTCTAGAAGAATACGGCAATTCTGCGTCTGTTAAAAGTTGTGTATAAGCCGATGTATTATTCGTTCCACACTGTACTAAAGCGAATCTTGTTTTGCTGGGTATGTTGGAACACGCTGTAGTATTTGACACTTCATTATTTGTAGGATTCACCAACCACACGTTGTTACTTGCATTAGGAATCCTCAAATGAGTATACGGTATCTTTGAACAAGTGCCATAATATATGCAAGGATCAGTATCTACGTTTATCGGGGTTGCGAATACATAATTGCAATTTGGGAAATATCCTGTATCTGTGTATACTGTTATTGTATCGCTATCAGATTTACCACACACTTCTTCTACGCTATTTCCGGCTATAAGTTGAATGCCATTATTGAAGTACTGACTTGACGGAGTCAGACTTGGTGTAATGCTTATAGTCTTTGTAGGAGTAGGAGTTATCGAAGGACTCAATTGTATGGTCGGTGTAGGAGTTGCTGTGTAAGTGATAGTTGGCGTCACCGTAGGAGTGATGCTTATCGAAGGCGTAATGCTGACTGTGGCCGTTATAGAAACTGTCGTTGTAGGAGTTCTGGTAACGGTTATCGTAGGAGTAGGAGTCGTACTTATTGTAGGCGTGGTTGTTATCGTAGGGGTCGTAGATATGGTAGGGGTTACACTTATAGTTCTAGTTGGAGTAACGGATAGAGTAACGGTAACTGACACGGTGGGAGTTATGCTTGGCGTTATTGGAGGATATCCCAACAGATACGCGTCTGTCCAACTCTTGCAATCGAAACAGTCTGTCTTTATTCGTATTATGCTGGTTCCAAAAGGTACGATATGCGATATGTAACCTGCTTCCAATTCCGATCTTAATACACAACACTGAAAGGGTTCGGTGAAACCATCTACATCAGAATACAGATCGAATGGGCCTGCAGGTCCTCTAGTGTCACCCGGAAAAAATCCGAATGTCGCTGAGATGGTCACTGAATAGTCTGTATATACTGAGAATGGCATATCAATTATTTTTCATTATTCTGGGCAGGTTGTACATGAGTTGGAGAACGTTGAATCGCAATTATCTCCGTATATGATGGCTGAATTAGAATCCGTTACTTTTAATCTGTATACGGCCGATCTTGAAGCTGCGGGGCCTCCATTAACGCAATATAAAATTGTGTCTGTATAAAATCTCGTGCTATTTGATGTGCTAGCGGTGGGGAACACTTCTGATGTGTCTCCCGATACTGCTTCCCAAAGATACGTGTATGGAGCAACACCGCCGGTTACAGTGGCGGTAAACAGCGCGGTTTGTGGAGGCGTACAACCCACAGGATTACATTCAGTACAAGATCTAGAGTCTGATGTGCGGCTCAAGGTTAATTCTAGTGGTGCTATATATGTTGTACTTGGAGTTACGCTTATCGTTCTTGTAGGCGTTACAGATATCGTAGCAGTGGGAGTGACGCTAATAGTCCTAGTTGGCGTTACAGAGACTGTAGGAGTTCGAGTAACACTTATTGTTGGTGTAGGAGTTACAGATATCGTTCTTGTAGGTGTTACAGATATCGTAGGTGTTTTGCTTATTGTGGCGGTAGGGGTGACAGATACTGTGGCTGTTGTTGTTATCGTAGGTGTTACAGATATCGTAGGGGTCACGCTGATTGTTCTTGTGGGCGTTATGCTGATGGTCGGGGTAACACTCACAGTGGATGTTATAGACACCGTTGGCGTTACTGTAGGAGTTGGACTAGGTTGAATGAGATACACCAATCCGCAATTTGTACACGTACCTTTTGAACAAACTTTTAGGGCGTTCGCGAAACTTGGTATATTCAATAACACATATCCTGCGATGAGCTCGGCTTTTGTAATGTTCGTAATAATTGGTTTACAGTATCCGTCCGCATCGGAATAGATGTCAAAATAGGTACCAGCATCGTTACCTACGTTTGTTAATGTTACTATTGCGGTTACTGTTGACATATCCGTTTATTATAAATACTATTGACAATTAGTTTCCGTGTTTTGCAGTCTAGCTTCTACTTGGTTCGATACAACGAAGGTCGATGTTGAATCTGTCACAGTACAGTACCATGTAGAAATCGACCAAGCCGTGGGAGCTCCGCAACTGATATCCGCGAACACTAAAAACTCCAGCGCCGTTGTATCACCAGAAAAATCATGTCCGTTGGGATTAGATACGTTAGTCCACTGATACGTGTATGGGGGAACTCCGCCCGTAGCTATTACGTAGGGACTTGCAGTGGCGGTACATATTGTTTGACTTGCACATTGTCCGTCAGATCCGTATGCTGTAACTCCCAAGGGCACCGTGGTCACTGTTCTAGTTGGTGTAGGAGTTATACTAATAGTGGCAGTGACAGTGATAGTTCTTGTTGGTGTTACAGATATCGTAGGCGTAGTTGTACGTGTAACAGTTATTGTTGGAGTAATGCTTATAGTTCTAGTAGGAGTTACTGATATTGTAGGTGTAGCTGTTGAGCTTATTGTTCTTGTAGGAGTGGGGGTTCTTGTAGGAGTCGGAGGAGGTACACAAGCGTTACTTATGCTAACTGTTACTGTAGATTGACCCGCGCTATTATTAGTTACCCAAGATTGTCCATTAGATTTTACATCTCCAATAACAGATCCGTGATTTATGGTTAACGAATTATCTTTTATGTGCGACCAAGTAGAAGCCACATCTATACCAGGAGCGCTCTTTGTGCCAGATTCACCAGTTAACCATGTCACCGTACTCAATATGTAACTCTGATTACTATCTCCAGTACAATCTGAGTTTGTGTACGCCGTGACAGAGGCGTATGTTACTGTGACATCCTCGTCTACAGCAGAAGATAGATTAAAGAAAAATGTATCTGTTATTGGATCAAACGAAGCAAAGCTTAATGTTGCGTCTGTCGCGTAATCCGTAGGAGAAGGCGTGGGAGTAACACTAATTGTTCTTGTAGGAGTGGGAGTAGATGATATAGTTCTAGTAACAGTTGGGGTAATAGATATTGTTTGCGTAGGAGTTACACTAATTGTTGGCGTAACACTTATTGTTTGAGTCGGAGTAATAGATATCGTTTGAGTAACGCTGATTGTTCTTGTGGGCGTTAAGCTGATGGTCGATGTAGGTGTAGAGCTGATAGTTGAAGTAACGCTGATTGTGCTCGTAGGCGTTACACTTATTGTTCTTGTGGGCGTTACACTTATAGTAGGTGTAACACTGATTGTACGAGTGGGAGTAACTGATATCGTACTTGTGGGAGTGACACTTATTGTTTGTGTAACGCTAATTGTGCTTGTAGGCGTAACACTAATAGTTTGTGTAGGTGTGATGCTTATAGTTGAAGTTACACTAACTGTGCGTGTAGGCGTAATTGATATCGTACTTGTGGGAGTGACACTGATGGTTGAAGTAACGCTTATAGTTCTAGTGGGGGTAACGCTAATAGTTTGCGTAGGAGTGGCGCTTATGGTTGGAGTAAGGCTAATGGTGCTGGTGGGAGTGACACTGATGGTTTGAGTTGGAGTGACACTGATGGTGGGTGTTACGGATATCGTTCTCGTTGGAGTAACACTTATAGTTTGTGTAGGCGTAACGCTTATTGTAGAAGTTACCGATATGGTTCTAGTTGGTGTAACGCTAACTGTTGAGGTAACTGAAACTGTGGGAGTGTTACTAATTGTTGCGGTTATACTAATAGTCGGAGTTACAGATGCTGTAGAAGTTACGCTAAGCGTTGGCGTAACGCTAATAGTTTGTGTTGGTGTAACGCTTATAGTTCTTGTAGGTGTGTTACTGATTGTGGATGTGATAGACACTGTCTGCGTTACAGATATTGTAGGCGTGTTACTGATTGTAGGCGTGTTACTGATTGTGGGAGTAACGCTAATGGTGGAAGTAACGCTAATGGTTGGAGTAACGCTGATAGTTCTTGTAGGCGTAACACTCGCTGTTGAAGTAATGCTTATAGTGGGCGTAACGCTCGTAGTTGGAGTAACAGAAAGATTTGGCGTTAAAGTAACTGTTATCGTTGGAGTGACGCTGATGGTTCTAGTAGGAGTAACGCTTATTGTGGCTGTTGCGCTTATCGTCGACGTGACTGATATGGTTCTAGTTGGCGTAACGCTTACAGTTTGAGTAGGAGTTGCACTTATAGTCGGAGTAACGCTTACTGTTGAAGTGACACTTATTGTAGGAGTGCGAGATATTGTTGGAGTAACGCTTATTGTAGAAGTTACCGATATGGTTCTAGTTGGTGTAACGCTTATTGTATTCGTCGGAGTTATTGATATGGTAGAAGTTATACTTACAGTCGGAGTTACAGATATCGTGGGAGTATTAGATAGTCCAGGAGTTAACGTAACTGATATTGTCGGAGTTACACTTGTTGTTGCTGTTATTGATATCGTAGGAGTTACGCTAAGTGTTGCAGTAACTGTTAACGTGGGAGTTGAACTTATTGTAGACGTTATGCTAATTGATGGAGTTACACTTAAAGTCGATGTGATCGATAGCGTAGGCGTGGCCGTTAAACTAGGTATGGGAGTTTCACTAATTGTGCTCGTAGGCGTTACACTTATTGTGCTAGTCGGCGTTACACTCATAGTTGCTGTAACGCTTACTGTGCTCGTTACGCTAAGCGTCGGAGTAACACTTATAGTCGCTGTGTGGCTAGGTGTTACGCTTACAGTACTGGTGGGAGTAATACTAACTGTGGATGTAACGGATATTGTTGGCGTGCTTGTTGGAGTTACAGATGCTGTTGCGGTTACGGTTATTGTAGGCGTGGTTGTTGAAGTGGGCGTTGGAGTCGTACTAATAGTTTTAGTAGGAGACGGGGTAGTGGCGACAACTCCGATAGACAAATCAATGTAATTAGTACATCCAGAGCAATGAGCAGCCACTCTCATAATCGTAGCTTCTTCAGGAACTGTGTTTATTCTATAACCGCTTAATAAACTTTGTCTAGGTACTTTACGAGCTATTGGATATGTAAATCCGTCATAATTGGTAAACAAATCGCAATACTCAGAATCAACACCTATAGTGCTCATTGTTATTGTTAGCGATATATATCTTGGTTCGTTTACCATCTATTAACAATTTGTTATCCCCTGATAATAACCGTTTCCAGACACATAAGTAACTGATGCGTATCTTGCGCAGAATGTCGCTCTAGGACCGATAGTCTTATTCGATTGTAATACATTGCTACAATCGTAATAAGAAACTACTACGTTATCACTAAAAGACGTATTTATGTAGGTATAACACTGAACCTTTGTAGTTATGCTTATGCTAAAATTGGAGTTTATACCTGTCCATGTATAATTACTTACGCCTGTTCCTACAGAAGCCGTTTTTGTGCCTCCACCGTCAGTTAAAGACGCCGCAGAGAATAGAGCGCCATTAGAAATGGAAATATCTACGGCGGCATTACTAGTTGCGCCTAATGATGTTTGTCCATTAAACACGTACGGAAAAGTGGCTAACGTTGAGTTGTACAACGTTATGTATCCAGAATTTGGATCAGACGCGTTGTTTTTTATTCTAACCGTTATTATTGGACCAAAGGTCGATGTCGCGGAAGTGTTTCCTGATATGCTCCAATAATTCGCCGGTGTTACAGTTATACTAGGCGTCGTTGTTGGCGTAGTGCTAAATGTGGCAGTAGGCGTTGGAGTGTTGCTGGTGGTCGCGGTGACTGTTATTGTGGGGGTTCTTGTTGGTGTTACTGACACTGTTGGAGTTATGGAAAGGAATGGAGTTATAGTAACCGTAGGAGTTCTTGTAGGTTGGGGAGTGTTAGATATTGTAACAGTGATAGTTGGAGTTATGGAGACCGTTCTTGTGTTTGTAGGAGTTTTTGTGGGAGTTTTAGTTATACTTATTGTAGTTGTTACTGTTGGAGTCGTGGTTATTGTGGGCGTTATACTTGGAGTGGGAGCCAAAGTTATGTATGCGTTGCCTTGTATTACGCAATCATTGTAGTATGCGGAGCCCGTAATTCTACAGTCATTCTGATTGACAGCTCCATCTAAAGATTCGACCAATTCATCATTTACGACTATCACACACTTTGCTGGATCACTCTTAAGCGCGCAGCCGGGTCCATAATAGTTTGATATGGAATAATAAGTTGTGTATTCCCCAGGTTCTGTTGTGTTAAGAGTTACCTGTCCGTTTGTAAGATTTACAGAGAATAGGTTCGATTGATCGGTTCCAAATAATTGTAACGTTGAATAGTCAAATTGTCCAGATCCGTATGAATCATATGACGTTATAGAAAAAGTTTTTGGAGATACGCTTTCGTTAAATGTTCCATAGTATCCGACCAGTATTGGTTTTTCTGGAAATACGTTTTGATAATTTTGGTTAGTTAGAACAACTACGCCGTGCGGATATATAATGTTTCCTACGTGCGTATTATTGTTTTGTAGATCTATGATATTTCCGTTTCCGTCGTCCGCCAGAGTTACGTTAATATCAAAGTAATTGAAAGTTTTTGGGCTTATTTTTTCTCCAAAAACCGTTTTTGGAATCGTCATGACAGATATCTGCGCATTTGACTCCGTAGGAAAATATCTGTTGTCGTATTCGTAAGTTCCTGATGCTGCTGTTGATTGTAGAAACGAGTCCCAACCGCTTCCGGATCCCAATAGAGATCCAGAAATGTAGTTCATATAGTAAAGTTGTCGTATAGTTCTATATACGAGTATCTTGTAGTTTACTGATCCTGAAGTTTGTATTTGTCCGTTTACTCCGCGAGTAAACTCAATACCCGCTTCTCCTCCACAATCTAATTGTTGAGAATACTTTAATAGTATCGGATTGCTTGATATGTCCGAACTTTCTACCGTATTCTTGCATAGACTCATTTGTTACCAATCTAATTTGGTCCTAATTAAAGCTTCTTTCGTAAAATCTTTTACTAGCGGTTTAGAAAGTTTCGCTACGGCCAATAGATCGTTGTTGTCATTGTACAATCCAACAGTTGTAATAAATGTTTGTGGACTATTTATGAAATTATCGTATATCAGTGTTCCTGATGAGGTAACAAATGATGGGTTTGAAGTGTAATTAAACTCATTGTTTCTAACTCTCACAAACACAAAATTTGAAGATACGGTCTCTTTTGACAGCAATTGGAAACTATTTCCGTTGTCTATGAAATTATATATTGCGGCATTATTTAGTCCTTGATACGCGGCTTCTGAACCCGTGTAGAATTGGTGTCCCAATCCGCCGTCGGATACGGATAGTCCAAGGGCGTGAGGATTCAATACAATCAATCCAACATCGGGTAAAAATAGGCCGTATGATCCTGAGACTGTGTATCCGGACTCCTTCCATCCCGTGTTAGCTGTTCCGTTTGTTCCATAAACTATATCAAACGCCCTACCACAATCTAAAAATGTGACCGTGCTTACGTCATTAGAGTTATCAGTTAAGTTCAATACCGTAGATCCACTAGCTATCACTATATTAAATGACCCGGGCATTATGCTCTCCTTGTATCTATTTCGGTCTATTGGCATCGCGATTATGGACTCCGCGTTGTTTGCCAGTCCTCCAAAATTAAATCGACCGCCTCCGACGTTTCCATTTCCCTCTGAATCGCCGTAGATGATATTTCTATATTGGCCGTATGTTATTCTTGTAGGCGTATTTTCAGCGATGAGGGGATTTAGGGGATACGATCCGGATCCCGCATAGTGGCCGTATGCTACAGAGAATTGTACAGCTGCGTTTGTACTAGAGCACGGGGCATTATAAACGTCTAAGTAGAAGCTGCTCGTGTTATAACAGGTGGAACCCGTATAAAATACGGTCAGTGTCGGAGAGTTTGTGCTCCACGCGGGGGCGGTTATGGAATCCGCAGAGATTACAAAATCTTGTGTATCTAAGGCTTTGAATGACATATTTTAGTCGATTATATTGATTTCTTAACAACAATAGGTACAGATAGTCTGGCGCCTGAATCTCTTCCCACTATTATTAGAGTGGTTTGCAATTGCGTTAGATCTCCTGAAGCGTTTCCAAACAGTGTGTTTACCGTAGTAGCCGTTAGATTTAGCGTGGTACCTATTACAGTTTTACTGACGTTTGTGCCTATTGTATTTGTAGTATTTGCTTCTTGCGCCGCGGTCGTATTTATGCCTATTGCAGAAAACGATGACATTGTTCTAACGTCACCTATGGTGAAAGTGTATCCAGAAGGTTCAAATTGGCTATTTCCTCCCAAGTAATTGAGAGTTTGTGGTGTTACAGATGTGCTAGATCCTTGAGGTAATGAGATAGTACTGTTGGGTATGAAAACTGATGGTATTTTCGCCGTTCCCCTTGGAAGAGTAATGAGTTTAGATTTCATTATCTCGGTGTCATCTGGATATGCTTGAAGTATGGGCATCGCCTCTATAGCTTCTCCATAAAATGCTGATCCAGAGGGGTGATTAGGGTTGTATAAAGTGTAGTCTACTTCGTCGTCGGCTAAAGAAAATTGGGTGATTCTAAAGGATCCATCGTTTCTAGACAATAGTTCTCTACCTTTTTTTGTTAGAATGGCATCTACCACCACCGATGTTGAGCTTAAATATGGCATGTTTAATCGTTTTTAATAAATATAGTGTTCCTGCAAATTGTCATCTTGAGTGATCAATTATGGATTTTGACTAACTTGTATTAGATTCTGAGCCCTTAGAGATTTTATGATGTTTCCTGATTCTCTTTTTAGTTCATTCGATATGTACTGGGGATATAATAAGCCCTCTTCCACAACTGTTGGATCAGTGGGATCAAACTCTAGTATAACGTTAGTTTCATCAGAAGCTTTTTTGAATATTATGAAATTTGAAGAACTGTAGTTCGCGCTTGTAGTTCTATCTACATACGATGCATTTATAGGACCTTTCAATAAGTTTATTGGCACCTCCCTATCAAAATATATCAATAGCCTAGATCCAGTTTCATTGTAACTCCCTGAAAAGGACACTGATTTTACGGTGAACTCATAGTTTTCATTCCAAAGATATCCAATGGACGCTGTATCCTTTAGACAGATTTTATCGCCAGGTTCTAGAATAAAACGACTTACAACGTTATTTAGCTCTGATGTTTGAAATTCTGTGTCAGAAGAAGAACTATATACAAGTCCATAATTCCTATACAGGTCTTCAGTGCCGTACTGATCTGATAGGTTTAATACTGCAAATTTTGAACCCGTGTGATAATATAATCCAGATTGAGATGTGTATGTAGTATTAACGTACACAGATTTTACATTAGACGTTGTGTCTTGGGAATACAATTTCAAATCTGATACGTACGGCAACCTATCTCTAAGAGAAAATTCAACGGGATCTGGTTCTCCATTGTTATCATATAGATACGCGAAGGACGTGGACACTAAATATCCTTGGCCTGGAGTGAATACTATGGGAACTTTTTCTGTGAATTGTCCGTCTAATCTAGGAATGTTTATCACTAAAGACGCACTAAATCCCTGACCTACTCCCGGGGGGAAAGTAGAGTCAGGTAAATAGGAAGCTGTGATTCCCATAGTGGCTTGTATGTAATCGGAGTTTTGCGAGGGGTATCTACTAATGACGTTAAAACCCTCAAATCCACCTTCGTCGTAAGCGATAGCATAATTACTTAATTTCCACTGCGCGTCACTAGAGTTGAAAGAGTTTCCGTTATTGGGTATAAGAAATGCTATTGGTGTTTGCAAATTAAATCCAAACGTAGATACACTAGATGATAGATTATGTAAAATTGGAATGTACTTAAATCCTCCGTCGTGGATCTTTATGGTGGGATTGTTTACTAATCTATTCACGTATACGTTGTTTGTATCGTAGTTAAACAGCGCTATATCAACGTTTTGTTGGCTCTTAAATATGTTTTGAACATCAAATACGTGATTATTTGCTTTGGTTAGATCTAATACATTTTGATTAGTATCAATTAAAAACTTTATTTGGGCGTTAGATCTGTTTGGTAAGTATATAGAGGCCGTTGATATGTCCACCAAATATGCAAAAGAGTTGACTATCTTATCAATACAAGATCCGCTTACGGCGTTGTATTCTGGACTTTCTATCTTACTTCCTTGGTATCTGGGATTCGTGAACGATATCAAATTGTAGTTTGAATCCTGCAATTCTGCGTAAGGGTATATTGTATTGCAGTATACAGGAGCATTAAGAGCACTACGAGATGCCGATATTATGGCGTTCAACGACTCTGATACCAGATCTATGTTAACGGGTCTGAATTGGTTGGTCGAGTAATCTAAGTTGAAGTATTTTACTGATCTTACTGATGACGTTATATTGTTGTGGATTGCTCCATAGTTGACATACACTGGGTCTCCGTTGTTAGACACCGTGTAATTTTTCGACAGTTCCAATTGACTTAAATATCCTCCCGTAGTAAATACTATGTTCGATCCACTAAATTGACCCGTAAACATTTCTACAGACTGATTAGATATGAATCTAACTGATCCGCTCGGTGTTGTTATATTCGATTGCCAAGAAGACGTATACGCTGAAGTGTTTGCGGCTGATGCGGATATGGAACCCAATAGTACATTTCCAAAAGATCCTGATATTATTACGTCTGGTTCTTTTCTTGCGTACTTATTTCTTTCAAGTAAATGACTCTTTACAACAATACCAGTTAAAACATTGGCTCGAGCCGGAACAAAATCTTTTATGAGTTTGAACAACGAATTGTTGTAGTATTTTACAAGTCTTATGTATTCTGAGATTCGGTGAGGATATTCGTAAGTAGCGAAATACGTGTTTTTGTAGCTCTCCAAATCCGGATATTGTGTCTTATACTGATCCAGAGGATTTCCTATGTAATCATCAAGATATATGAAACCCTCAGAAGAACTTATATTTGCGTCTATTTTATTTGAGGGAGAAAATGCTACTTCTATATCATAGCTATTTTTTCTATAGCTAGTATCTAAAGTTTGGTTGGTGACATATGGAGATAATACAGACGCGGATAGTTCGTTTGTTTGATAGACTACATTTACTTTATTGTTGTTAGCACTTTGTAACCCCGATAGCGTATAGTTTTGATACGCGCCGAATTCGTTAACATCCAATATATCTTCAGGTATACCGTAACACGCTATGAGAGCTTTGATGCCTCTTTGAGTTCCCTTTGTTTTGTAAAGATACGCCGCGTTGTGGTATAATCGTTTATAGAATTCTTTCTGTATATCGTTTGACGATAGCGTTTGTAAACTAGATGTCACGTATCCCCTATTTCCCAAATCATTCACCTCAATCAATTCAGATCCTGTGGGCGGTAAGAGACTCCCGTCCGCATTTATTCCAAATAGAGAATAGTATAGATTGTCTGATATGCTGGTATTTGTGTATAGGTTGAATCCAATGCTCTTTAGTGCGTCAGCAACCAAATCCATTGAAATACCTGTATTTGGATTATTTGTGCTATCATACCTACTAGTAACGTCTTTGTAATACAACCATATGTTGTCAAAGTGTTGAGATATCATGTATAAGAACATCATCATAGGCTGATTCTCTGGATCTTCATACAGATACTGAGGTATCGTATAGCTTATGATATCTTTATTTGTTGCGTCGTACATTGACGCAGAATATAGAATAGATACAGATAGGGGAGAACTCGGAACAATATCCTCTCCGCCTAACCAGCCTAAAGCTTGCGAAGAAGTCACAGATCTAAGTTGATACGGCGCAGTAGAATTAACTTTTGGCCAAGCAAAAGATTCTGAGCTGTAGTATAGATAATACTCGTAGGGATCAAACTTCCTTATAATGGTATCAATTTTCTCTTTAGTCAATTGGTTTGATTGACTTACGTACGCTAGAGAACGATTGCTAAGTTGTGTGATAAAAGAACTAGAGTATATCTGATTGTTGTAATCTTCTATTAGGGTTAGTTTGTATACAAAGTTATTTATTCTTTCTTTGGCGCTAGAGAAGTGAATGAAGTTCTCAAAATTGGAGTAGTCAACATTTATTGATATCGCTTTATCATCGTAGTAGCTAGCGAGTTTTTGCATCGATGACGATACTTCGCTTGAAAAAAGATCGTTGTAATTATAGTATTGTGTTGTTTGACCAATTCTGTTTGTGAGCTCAATATTAAAATTTGGTCCGCGAAGACTAAACACTTGTTGATCTTCTCCGGCTTCTAACTGAATGGATACGTTATAGCTTATTGAATCCCCGATCTTCTCTACTATCCAAAGTGTGGCCTTTTCAGAAAACTCTATGGGTAGAGGTTCGTATAACTTTATCAATAGATACACGCCGTCGTCCGTAGATTCAACCGCAGCATTGTTTGCTATAACCAGTTTATTGAGCCCAAAATTTAGATAGAAGTCTACGTAATAGTTTCGTAAACCCAATATACTTTGGTATGATTGAAAACCACGTTCTATACCGAGCTCGCTTATAGTTTGGCTGGCTAATCTGATCTCTGTCCTTGATTTAGAGATATCTTTTATCCAATATCTATTTGTTACACTAGATCCGAATAAATACCTTTGAAAATTGTACTGTATGTTTAGATTGCCTCTGTTAAATCCCAGGGATTTTATGTCTTCTACAGGATCTAATAATATCGAGGTGTAATTTCCTGTGGTGCTATCGATGGTATCCGAGGCCGGAGAATAACTATTTAATCTATAGTTTAGATTGAGTAAGGTGAAGTTTTCATCGTATACAATAGCTTCTATAACATCATCAGTGTTCGGTCCTGCAAAGGATCCGCTTATTACACTTGTAGTTATCAAACCATCGTCGTTTGGATTATAGGTTTGGTATATTACACCCTGTCCATTAGGAACTATGCCTACTATTTCCATTAGAATGTGGTTTTATTTATGGTAGTATACGCGTCACCTATATCAAGCAACTGTTGACGCAGAGAGTTGATTTCTTCAATTAACGCTGCCTTCTCTGAATCCACACCAGATCCTCCAAGGTACTCTGAGCTTCTTTCTACTATGTATTTGTGCGAGTTTATATCACCTTCTGCGGGTATATCGTAGAATAGTCTATCGTAATACTCAAAAAACTTCGCAACCGTAATTTCTTCTTCCTCGGTTTGGGCTGTGGGTTGCACTAATTCTGTGAATCTAGTGTCTATAACACTGGTGTACGTGTTTAATCCCTTTACCTGTTTAATAAAAGTTACCTTCTCCATTAGTTCGCCAGTTTGAATGTTCCGTCGTTCTCAAAACTAACCACTTCTCCTGATGATAAATAGGTCTTGATTCTAAATTTGTAATACCTTTCGGGTTCTAAACCAGCAAAATAAATCCCGAAGTAACTGCTTGTTCCATCGCAACTTATTTTAGTATAGTTATCATCATAATCTACCACCACTTCGTTTGTTTTTGCATCTACCATAGACCAATAAGAGCGACTAGGTAGCCTTTTGTTTGTTGTATATAGTGAATTGGTTGTAAAGACCCTTACTGGATATCTATCTCTACAGTTTATTTTGAACTTATAGAGCTCCGTATTTTTGTTGAAATTGAAAATATTATTAGAGAATGTAACAACAGAATCACTGCTGTCTACAACTTGTAAGGATCCCGTAATATATTCACTGTCATCCCATCTTATCTCTAAAGTGGGAGGATATATGGTATTGGTGTCAGTACTATAGAAGTTTAAGCTTAAGTAGCTTCCTGAATTATTTTCTACGGCGGTCGAGTGTTTAATTATAAATCCGTTATTATCAATTGTATTATCGAACCACGTTGTGACTATAGAGGTCACGTCGACATCTATGTCTTTGCTATTCTGATAATCGAAAGATTGCGTAACGTAATTGTTTGTCCACGATCCTCCACCAGAAGTCAGATAGTAACTTGGACTAACCCAATCTGTAGTGTCTGAATACCACGATTGCGTATTGTACCAGTTTACACCGTTTTTTACTTCTGGGGAGTCTGCAAATTTGCCCGTTCCCATTTCCCAGGATTGGGACACTTGTCTTATTTCTAAATCGTAAGTGGTGTTTAAGTTCTCTGCGTTCGCAACATAAACTTTTAAGTATGATTTCCAAGATCCTGTGCTGTAGCTGTACAGCCTCTGTATGTCTCTATTAGAAAATTTTATCAGAGATCGTCTAATGTCATCGTTAGTTATTTGATCTACACTGCCGGGGAGAGATTCTCCTATATTTTCACTGTTCTTTACCGCGACTTCAAGTATCTCGTCCAGACCTGTGTTTTGTCTAGGAAATTTTGAGTACAATGTAGCATCTGCCTCTGCGAAAATTTTATATACTGCCATGTTTTAATCTTTTAGAATGTTACGACTCTACCTTGTATGTTTGTATTTGGAAACTTCAATTCAAATATGGAAGGGTCTAGAGATGGGTATATAACATTGTTTATTGTGGCGCCTTCTATATCATAGGCGTATCTTGAATATCCCAATTCTTCGCCTTGCTTGTTGACTATTTTTACGTGTTTGACCATTTGTACCCCTTCAACTAAGTCTAGTTGTGAATATACGTCACCTAACATTATAGGTTCGTTGATTTGCCAATTATCTATATTAAAATAATTAGTCAATGATGTTATGCACCGCGCTAGAACATCTTGTGAATTGAAATTGGGTCTTATGACTATATCAAAACTACACGCTATGTTGATGATGTACGCGGTTTTCAGATCTATGGAATCTGTCATGCTTCTATACTCAGATAGATGAGTAGATAGATTTTGTAAAAGGGCGGGGGTGGGATAGTCTAAATTCCCTTGATTATCTAAAGACAGTACATACATACTAATAGAAGATGGATCTTTCATTTGAGAATAGCTTCTTTCGTAATTTGCAAATGTAGATGCATCTTTAGACATGTAAACTTTTGATATTTTTCCGTACTTTGGAGGCATGTTCAGCGTTTTTTCTATGTAATCTTGCTGAGTTATTGCCCTCATTTGGGAAGAAAACGCGTTACGAATGTTCAATCTTAAATCTTCGATAGTATCTCCATCCGCGCCACCGCTTGCTGGCTCGCTATTATTTGTTATGAGTGTATTTTCTTGCGCTGGGTTTCCAGAAACGCCATAATTAACCAGCTTTGTCAATTCACCGGCTCTAACGTTATACTCTGCTCCACCGCCAGCTAAGTAGGTTACAGTGAGTGTTGTGTTGTATGGAGCTAGTCCATATGTAGTGGTCGTAACAAAATTAGTGGGATCAAACGCCGTGTTAATAGTCGTAGATCCAGATGTTAATCCTAGGCCGACAGATGCTGGATTTGGAATGATGGTATCGTCCGCAACGCTATTTACACCAGACCCAAACTCTATTACTAATTGATTAGTATCAGTGAACCTAGTGGTAAATCTTCTGTCAACTCTAACTTTTTCTAAAACATATGGTACTTGATTAGCATATTGATGCAAATCGGGATAACTTTGAGCCGTGTTCGCTACAGGATTGTAAATGTAGTCCTGTGCTAAATACGGTACTTCATACCACGTGTTGTTTGATGAATCTACGATGCTGAGTACCGACACTATATCGGTATCGTTTATAGTTATAGTGGAAAATCTTTGGGCTGCGCCGAAATTAAAAGTGGCCGATCTTACTTTTCCTGATATTGCTGTTGTATATTTTCTCAACAAGTAATTTACGGGAGCTCCCGTGCCGTCAGTTTCATATATAGTTACGTCTGTGTCATCAAGCGATGAAGACGATGTAAAGTCTACTTTGCTTGGGGCGTAAAAAGTAACATTTGAAGATTGATTAGACGCTATAACCATCCCTGGATTTACTATCATAGCGTAACTGAAATCTGGATATTTTAAGCCGGCGATGGTCACCGCTGGGACTATTTGATATACTTCAAGATTTACTATGGCAGAAGACACCACCTTAGGTCGATATCCCAACGTGTAAGCTAGAGCAAATAAATTGCTTTTTTGCTTTGCGTAAGGGAGAAAAGTCTCTTGTATTTGATTGTCCAGATAGAACGATAGCACATCTCCCACGTATGACGCCATGTCTATGAACAAAGTTCCCGGCGAAGCTTTTGTGAAGTCTGTATATACAGTGGGATAATAGGCCTTTGCGTATTCTATTAGATCTCTCTTAAATGTTGAGAAGTCTTTGTTTAGATACTTAATGTCTATGTTATTTTCCATTTTAAGAATTTTGTATAGTTATTATAACGTTGTCATAGGCATTTGAAGAGAGCAGTCGATAACTAAATTGTATTATTATGGCGTTATCAGTGTCTATCATTGGAGTTATGACTATTTGGGTTAGTTGCACTGGAAAATTGCTTTCTATGTTTGATTTTATAGACGTTTCTATGTCAGATATGTTTTCGATGGCAATTTGCTCAAATATTTTTGCCCTGAGATTTGCCCCGAAGTTAGGATCAAAAACTCGCTCTCTGTGATTTGTAAGCAAGTAGTTTATTATGTTATATCTAATCTGATCCTTTGTGGTATATGCGCTTTGGAAAACACTTGGAGCATTAAATGGCACTTTAACTCCAAGCGCGGTAGATTTTTTAAGATCTACGGGGGCTATTTTTTTTAATCCATAAGCCATTATATCTGACCTTTAGCTTTCAATCTATGCATGATTTCTGAGAAATCTGGTACTGTGTCTATTTCTACGGCTTCTAAATTCGAGCTTTTTCTTGCCGTAGATAGCATTTCGTTTACAGATCCGGTTTCTGGTTCTACTTCCTCACCCATATCTTTGGGAGTCATGCTCATGGCAGTTTCATTAAGTATTTTAGACAATGGATCGTTGCCACTAAACTTTGGTAGTTGCATGGGACCGGTGTTTAGAGTCATTGGAATTCCACCAGTAACGCTTTTACTTACTTGATCCCTCAACTTTTTCTTGTAATCAGCGTTTTTTTGGGGCGCAGAGTTTTCTGAGAGAAGTCTAGGTAGTTCTTCCCTTATGGCTGATCGTATTTCCTCTCTTATAAGTCTTCTTAGGGCGTCTAATTTGCTCATACTAATAAATATAGTTAATTATTCTATCCGCGTTACCTGGGTCCTGTTACAGCTCTAGTAGGCGTGGGAGCTATTCCTCCAACATTACTGCTAGTATTTGTTACTTTGTCGGTGACGTTTCCTTTGTAACCTGTGTTTTGAGTATCATTTTTCAATTTACTTAAACGCTGTGCAAGTAGCTTTCTAACTCTGTTTCTTAGTTTTTTTCCTCCACTAAGCTTGTTAGCGAATGCGTTCAAACCCAAGCCTTCGTTTTCATTCTCATTGTCAGGGCCGTCCAAGTCAAATTCATCCAAAACGAAATTATCGTCGTCAAATATATCGTTATCAACCGTAAAGTCCTCAAATCCTACCTCCGTAGCCTTAAACGAATCTGGAAGTTCGTCACTGTACTCTGATGCTGCTGTAGCAGCACTAACATCCCCGGATGCGACCTTTCTATTACGCATGAATAGATCTCTAAATTCAGGAACGTTTAAGTCTTTGTTAAATAGATAATTTGATGCTGATTCTATGGTATCTCTTTGCTCGTTATTTATAGCCTCGTCGCTGCCTACAGACTTTATTAAACCTTTAGATGCAAGCATTTGTTCGACCTCTCTTATGATAACCTGACTGTCTGAGGCGAACGTGGGCATAGATTGCACTATCACTATACCGTTAGAATCAAGAGCTACACCGTATCTACGTCTTAATCTAATCTCAGAATCCGTTACTTCCTCAGTGACTATCTGTATGGTGTAATTTCCGATTTTTTTTGTTGGATCTGTAACGTTATTTCTATAATTGTTGCCTTCTGGTGTTTCTAAAGTGGGATTTACGTCCCAAAAAGCTCCCAATCCGTTATCATCGTAAACATTGTTTTTTATAGCTTCGTCAACCGGGGGAATGTTTGGATTAAATATTCCGTCCTCTCGGTCGTTTATCTCCTTATTCTTTACAAAAAGATACATCAAATCAGAGGCCTTTTGTAATCCATTTCGAGCATTGGTAAGCTCGTTGATAACGTCTTGATCAACTCCACTACAGTTACTTAGATTCGCTATTATGATATTTAAGTTTCTAATGATTTCATTTATTGGTCCTATTATACTTAATATAAGCAGCTGTATCATCTGTAACAGTAATAATATTCTGCCTAGTGTGCCCATTATTCTCCAAATGAGTCTAACTTTCAATACGTTTTCTTGTATGCCTGTCATAGTATTTGTAACACCAACAGTCGTATACAGGTTTGGTATTGGCATAATCTTAAAGAAAGCTAATATCTTCAATACCACGGTAATGATGATCATTACTATGCTGATCATTAGTTGAGCAGTTTGAATGAAGTTAAGTAAGTTTTGACACGTAGTTTGTATTTTTACGCATGTTTGAACTAGTTTTCTAAGCATCGGCAATGCTTTTTGGGGAGGAAATAAATCAACTAGCCTTTGCAAATCCTTTTTTATGTAGTCTCCAAAAAATCCTAAGAACGCGGTTCCAAATATACCTAATGGAGAAGAAAGGGATTTAATTATCGTAATAATGGATTTAAGCTTATCAAGCTTTTTGAGAGCCTTCTTGAACTCTTCATCAGGAATCGCGCGCGCGTCTACGTATCCATCTAAATACCTAAAAAATCCGTTAATGTAATTGTTTAATCTAGTTAGGCCGGGAAATGAATTTATGAGCGTCTGTGCTGCGGCCGGATTGGGATTTATACCGGGTACGTATACTCCTGATCCTTCATAAGTCTGTATTTTTATTGGTTCATTAAGAAGATCTTGAAAACTCGATCCTAAATCGATTTTTATGCTATTCATCGTCTCTAAAAACGTTTCCTTTGATCTATTTGTGTCTAATAACGATACTACTGAATAGAATTTGTCTATCTTTTTTTCAGCTTTATACGCTTGAAATTGTAGTTTCCATAGTTTTTGAACGGCTATCGGAGCGTCGTCTTTTGGGGGGTTATCGGGATCAAATTTAGATCCTGACTTCGGTATTTTGGAGAACGCATAGTTGACCAAATCGCAATAGTTAACTTTCGCAAATAAGCGTATTATGGGTATGATTCCCAATCTCATGGGGTCTTGAGGTTTCTTCTTATTTGTTTTGTAGTTATTGACCTCTACAGGGAATCCATAAAATACGTTACCTAAAAAATCTGCTATTTTAATTGTGCCCAAACACGCTTTTAATACAAGCTTGTCTATGCCCTTAACGTCCTTCAAAGGAGGAAAAGCCTTTTCTACGATACTTCCATATGATGCGCTAAAAGACATGGTTATTCTGTATATGATTTTTGTGAGAGTATTTTATCTATATCGCTGATAAGTTCACCACACGCCGAGTTAATAAACTGTCCAGCCAACGTAATGTTACCTCCCTCAGCGTATACATTGCCTGTATTTTGATCCTTTTTTGCAGCTGATGTTAACTGCGAAGCCGCCAATTTCATTTTGTTCGCGAACGTAATCAACATATTTTTCAATTCCTCTCCCTTCACCAGCGGTTCTGTGGCTTGATTTCCTAGCAATATGTAAGGACTTTGTATAATAGTGTATTCTCGACTTTCTAAATTTATTGTGCCTTTTGATGATAGCCCTATGGAATTATTTCCAAATAACATTATTGAATCTCTCTTGGCATTTAATTGTATTCTGTCGCTAACAGTTATGGCTTGACTACCAGAATAAGGGAAAGGTTTGTAAGGATTTTTAGTGAATCCTGTTTGTATTAGTGTGGCCATATTATGTAGACTTTGTTTCTAGTATTGTAAATTCTATTACTATTTCGCATCTGAACTTGTCGTCATCTGTCTTGAAGAACTTCTTGCTTATGGTTCTGGAGGTTAGATTAACTGTTGCTTGAGATTGTACATTCAATTGTATTAGAGCTTTGGATTTAGCGTCTTGCTCTGCGAAAGCTTGAGCTACGTTCTCTCTCATAGATGTGCCTTGACCCGTTACCACAACGCTTTTTGAGCCATTTAGAGATCCATTATTGCTCGTTTGTATGCTACGTAAATCTTGTTGGGCAGCCGATTCAACAGCGTTAATTGTGGGAATTGAATTTGCTACCACTATTTCATTAGCTTTTCTAATGTCATTAGGAAATAGATCATACGTTGATAATGGATACGTATCTTGATTATCAATGTTTATGTACTGATTGGAGGTTAGCCATATAGAAGTCGGATCCAGGTTTATATCCTCGAGTAATAGATCTTGATAATTTATAGATTCTCTTTGCCCTTGACCATTTCTAATTATGGTGATAGGAGAGTTAGCCGCCGATCCAGTAGACCACGGGTTTTGTGGATAATCCGCAGCGTTTTTTACAGTGCTTCCAAATCTTATTGATTGGCCAAATCTTCCCTCTACTATTATATCGCCCTCAAACGGCATTAGAGATCGTATATCTGTGCGCTCCTCAAATGTTTTTCCTAGAGGGATGGGTTTCATATTTCTAGTCTTTGCGCTTCGTCTATCAACTGATCTTGATGTTCTTTCCCCAGTAGAAGCTTTATAATACAACGCGGCTTCTGTTAAATTTGGAAAAGCTCCATGATTAACAAAATTCCATGTAGAATAAGGCGGAAAGTAATAGTAAGATTGAACATCTATGGAATCATTCAACGCCGAATCCGGTCCTGGAATAATGAAGACTATTTCGCCTATAAGCGGATACTGCTTTATTGATGTGAATATGGGATACGCGGGCTTTGATACGGAATCAGCTAGAGATAAATTTGTATTGCTGTACATGGGCTCAAAAAATATCTTGCCCAAATCTTTTCTAGTATATTTTGTATCGCGGCCTATTTGGAGTACGATGTCCTTGACTCGTCCCACTATCCATGCAGGGCCAGAATTTTTTCCAGAGTTGGAATATGTACCTCCATAGATATAACTAGCCATTACTCAATTAGTTTTTGAGGTTGCTTTTGACTAAATGGTTTCACAGTTACGTCTTCAAACAACTGGGCTATGTCTTTATCGCTGAGCAATCCATTGGTTGGATCAGTCGATTTGGCTTCGTTTTGCTTAAACAGTTGCAGTAATTTCAAAAGCACTTCATTATTCTTAACACCTGTATCCGACAGATCTTTTATTAGCGGTATCATGGCTATAGCATCTCCAGGGCCTTCTATGAAAGAAGTCAAGAGCGACATCTTCTCTTTTATAACAGAATCCTGCTCTTTTTGCCTATCGTAGATCTCTTTTATTAGATCGGACACGTTTTTCCCAGAAAACACTTCCTTTTGTAAGTCCATAATGTGTTTTCTTATAAATATCCTAGAAGTCTGATTTTTGTATATGTTCTTCTAATACCTCTTTATAAACGGTTTTCAGCTTTTTTATGACTTTGGTGATAGCATTAGTTTGTACCTCTACCATCTCTTTTACGTAAATGTATATTAGTTTCTTGTTGAATATGTCTAAGTTACTTCTTTTTTCAAATATTTCCATTATAGCAATGGCTATTTTAATGTCTTGGGGAGATTGAAATATCTCAAACATGTCAGTATTGACTTTCTCAACGAACGCGTTCATTATAACCTCTGCGTCGACGTCGTTTTCATAATCATTACTACTAATCAGTACGTCTATAGTGTTGTCCTCGTTATCTACTTCTGATACCGCGACTTTAGATATTTTGCTCTTGTAATTCTTTTGATTATAGACTATTAAATATCGTTTGGCTATCGTACCAAAATAAGAGTAGGCTTTACCCAAATTAGAATCGTACTTGTCCAGCTTTTGAAGCAAAAACGATATGACTTCGTACTTCAAATCTTCTATGGAATCAGCATCCATGTGATAGAATTTGAAAGTGTGTATGATGTTTTCTACCAATTTGTAGAATCCAGAGTGTATTCGTTGGTTGTATATTAAATTCCTCTTAGTGGAATCAAGCGTTTTCCTATACTCTATAATAGCATTTTGCGTATCTTCAGTAAAGTAGTTATTATTCTTTTTGGGTTTCCTCTTACGTATAGTACCCTTTTTTGTATACTGTATAACCTCTTCAGATATTAGATTTTCCATATTATCCTAAGAACTCTTTTGACTTCTTTTGCATCTCTCGAATCTTGTCAAATAGAGCAAGTAGTTCAGGGTCTGATTGAACCCATATATGAGAATCTATTTTGTTCACTACCTCATCGAACTCTTTAATCAATATGATCATGTCATTAGAAAACGAAGCGTAATTGTTTACCATCACTTCCAATTTTTTGTTCTTATTGTACAAATTAAAAATTATCCACGCTACTACGGACACTATCCATAGTGATATTGCTATTATTCCTATTATCATTGTTTTTGTGTTTGTGTTTCTACTCTACTCGCCATCAAGTCTGCTTGGTGTAGGATGTATGGCAGGTTTGATTTTATTTCAAAGTCTTCGTTATATGTAATGTAGTAATCTTTATTTCCTTCTTCATACAGCCCGTCGTGTAATTTGATGGCCAAAAATTCGTTTGCTGTTACATACAATCCAGCTTGTTGGAGGTAAAACAAACTTCTATCGGCTATTCTCATGTGTGGCAATTTACTATTATATTTGTAATAAGTGCCTTTGTCTAATTGCCACTGTATGTCATTCGGAAGGTAAAATGGTTCTTCATTTGTGCCCAATTTACCTAAATCGTGGTTAATAGCTGAGAAGACAAGTTCTTCCATAGTGTAATCCTGAGATTGTCCGTATTTTTCCCAAACCCTGTGATACACGATGGCGGCCTGGGTTACCCGCAAAACGTGATCCAAATATCCTCCAGCGAAACAATTGTGTCTTGTTATTTTCGCAGACGCTGGGGAAGTGGCTAGTGTAAGCTCTATGCTTTTGTAGAAAGCGTGTAATTCGCTAGCCCTGGGTTCGCTTATGTACGTATCGATGTACTCGTAGAACGACTTTAGATTAGCATTGATCTGTTCTTCTGTCAAAACCTTCATTTTCATATGGTGTGTTTTTTAGAAAAATACAAAATACTGCTGTATACTTACAATTTACGATTCTAGTTACGTTCTTTTTTGTAGTGATCTACGACTTTTCCAAGTAATTCGTGGATGGTAAGCGAATCTATTCCACTGTAGCCGTTTTCGTACACCTTATTTGTAGAATTAGAATTGTAATTTAGTGCTAAGTAATATATGTTATTATCGATAACTATCATTGGGTAGTCAACTGCGCCTGTCAACATCTCTAAATTGTGGCATTCGTCGTTGTATCCGGAGCACTCGATGAATTCGTATGGGATACTTAAGCTTGATAATTTTCTTGCTGTATTTTCACATTTCTCGCATCCAGCAAGGCCATAAATCTTAATTTGGTTCTTCTTCATAATCATAAAAGTCTTTATCGTTCTGTTCTAGAAACACCGCTATAGCCAATAATTCCTCCTCGCTCAGTGTTCCTTGCATCATATCAATGTATGCGTATAGTAGCTGTAAGTCTTTGTTCTTTATTATATCGTTTAGTTCTTCATTTAGTTGCATAGTAAGCTTTAAGGGTTGCAAAATATTTTGACCACATTTTGAGTACCGGTTTATATAAATACCCCCTTAGCGGCTATTTCCGTCGGGTCACCCGATATTGGTATTTACTTTATGCCTACACTCTATTTATATACCTGACGCATTATACTTCGTCTTAACGCCTGGTAGTATCATTAACATCCACTCTAAAACTCGCTCACGGAATCACACCGAGCTACGAGTATAGACCATGGAATAGATACTTTTACACAATATAACAAAATTTTTGAGATTTGAAAATTTTTGTTACATTATTTTCACTATGACTGTAAAAACTGAGATACAAGATCCCGAAGTGCAGAAACTCATATTAGGAGTTTTAGAGTCCCAATTGGGAAAGGGTAAACCTGATAAGTTGAGCAATTACACCTTCCACTGCCCAGTTTGTAAACACAAGAAACCAAAATTGGTTGTTAACATTAAGACAGGTGTGTACAACTGTTGGACGTGCCACCCTGCAACAAAGGGCAGAACACCAGTTTCCCTACTTAAGAAAATCTCAGCTCCATCATCGTCTATTATAGAGATGAAGCAATACTTCGGTATGAAAACTACTAAGGAGGATGTTGAACAGAAGAGCACAATCGTTGAGCTTCCTAAAGAGTTCATGCCGATTTCCTTCTCTAATAATGATTTGTATGAAAAGCGTGTGCTATCATATTTAAGAAAGAGAGGCATCGACGAACAAGACATTTTGAAGTACCAAATAGGTTATTGCATGAAGGGTAGATATAGAGACAGAGTCATTATACCCTCGTACGATGCAAATGGAAAGCTAAATTACTTTGTTGCAAGAGCATTAGATTCTAACACAAAGCCGACTTACGACGCGCCTAGTGTAAAGAAAACAGACATCATAGGGTTTGAGCACCACGTTAATTTTAACACCCCCGTAGTTCTATGCGAAGGTGCATTCGATGCAATAGCCATAAAAAGAAATGCTATACCGTTGTTTGGAAAAACCATTCCTAAGTCACTCATGATGAAACTTGTACAATCTCAAGTAAAAACGATATATTTGGCATTGGATAGGGACGCTTTGAAAGAGAGCTACGCCTACGCCGAAGAGCTATTGAATATGGGAAAAGAAGTGTATTTTTTGAACATGGAAGACAAAGATCCATCGCAATTGGGATTCAAAAAGATGGTAGAAATGCTACAATCAGCGAAGCCACTGACTTCGCAAGACCTATTTTTTAAGAAGATGCAAATGGTATTATATAGAGCATGAGTGAAATAATTAAATCAAAGTTAAAGATAAAGAAGCTAGATCGGATACACCACATATCCGATATACACATACGCAATTATAAGCGTCACGCAGAATATCGTAGAGTGTTTGAAACGCTTTACAACAAAATTAAAGAGACTACTAACGAGAACGATTTGATTGTACTCACTGGCGATATCGTTCACTCAAAGACAGACGTAACGCCCGAACTAGTTAACGAAGTCCAAGACTTTCTAAAAGCCCTGTGTGATATAGCGCCGGTGCTCATGATTCCTGGTAACCATGACGCCAATCTAAACAATTCTCACAGAATGGATGCATTGACACCCATAGTAAATGCAATGGCAAATCCTAGGTTGGAATACTGTGAAAAATCCGCCATACTAAGACTAAATAATGTGGATTTTTATCACTGGTCTGTGTTTGATACCGCAGAGAACTATCCTTTTCCACTAGAGGATTCTCAAACTAGAATAGCTCTATATCATGGGCCAGTCAATGATTCTTCTACTGAGGTGGGATTCGTTATAGAAAACGAGAGCATGAAAGTCGAGAACTTCAATGGCTTTGATATGGTATTGTTGGGTGACATTCACAAGACGCAATTCCTAAATCCTCAAAAAACTATAGCGTATCCCGGCTCTCTAATACAACAGAATCACGGAGAAGAACGCAATCATGGATACTTACTTTGGGAAGTTAATAGCCGACTCGCAGAATTTGTGCCTATAGAGAATGATACAGCTTTTTACACTGTCGACATAGATTCTGGAAACTATACGCCCATAGACGAGACACTTCCGAAAAATCTATATCTCAGGGTAAGATACAGGAACACAGATCAAACCGTTCTCCGAGAGATAGTAGAGGATCTAAGGAAACAAAGAAACGTGGTTGAGTTAACCACCCAACGCATAAACACATTCTCTATTAGAGAGAAATCCGTTAACGAATCCAAAGGTTTAGATTTTAGGTCTCTTGAACAACAGCGCGAGCTCATAACGAAGTATCTAAAGCAGAAACACAAGATAAAAGATGAAGATCTTGCTAAGATACTAGAGATCAACGACACGGTGCATAAATCGTTAAAGAAGAGCGAAGTGCCTAGGAATTCTATGTGGATACCTAAACGATTTGAGTTCGAAGACATGTTTAGCTACGGTAAAGATAACGTAGTAGATTTTACTAACATGAAAGGAATTTACGGACTATTTGCGCCGAACGCTAGCGGAAAATCTACGTTACTTGATTCATTGACCTATTGCATATTTGATAAGTGCACAAAGACCAATAGAGGTCATCAAGTCATGAATTCTAATAGCGATACTTTTAATTGCAAATTGAGTTTCGAACTTAACGGGCTTGACTACGTCATAAAAAGAACGGCAAAAAGGCAGAAATCAGGAAATGTTAGAGTAGAAGTCGATTTCTATTACTACGATGAGAAGGGCGATAAAGTATCGCTGAACGGTAAGGACAGATCGGACACCAACGCAAGCGTACGCAACCTGCTTGGCACCTACGAGGATTTCATTCTGACCACGTTATCCACTCAAAGTAACAACACCGGCTTCATAGACATGAACCAGAAGGATCGCAAGGATCTTCTCAGTCAGTTCATGGACATCGGCGTATTCGAAGAGATGTATACAATAGCCAATGAAACCGCTAGAGATACAAATGCGCTGTTAAGGCACTATCAAAAGACAGATTACGAGTCTAAACTAAAACAATACGGAGAAGACCTGTTAACGTATCAAGAGCTTCTCAAAACAAACACCGCAACGAAAGAGAAACAGGAAAAAGACAAAGCGAAGTACAACGAAAAATTGCTTGATTTAGCCACTAAACTGCAAAAAGTCGATGATTCTATAGTCGATGAAGAGAGCATTCAGAGAAACATAGTTAGCCTAAAAAATAGCATAAGAGCTATAGAGTTGAACATGCAACAGGTCAGTGTAATTGTTCAAGAGACAGACACTAGTTTGCAAAAACTAAAGCAATCCATAGCTAAAATAGACGAAAAAGAACTCGAGGAAAACGAAAAAGCGTGCAACGCCTTAAAGGATAAATTCCACTCGGCTGATCTAGAATTACAACAGCTAGAGAGCCACATGAAACACAAAAACGACAAGATGGAAAAGCTCAAAGAGCTTAAATACGACCCTAGTTGTAAGTTTTGTATGGAAAACGTGTTTGTTAAAGACGCTATAAAAACGAAGAACGATATACAAGAGGATGAAGAAAAGTTGAAGATACTTAAGACAAATAAGCTTAAGATAGAAGTGAAACTTTCCGAGTGTGAAGACGCAGAAGTAGAGCGTCTAGCGTACATCAAGACTCGTAAACAAATCGCAGAGCTAGAGAACAAACTGATTAGCCTAAACGCAGAATTAGAAAGAAACGAGTCTAAAAAATTAAGGGATCAACTGCAATTAAAAGAAGCACAAGACAAGCTAGAACTGAGAGAAAAACAGCTTTCTACGATAAAAAATAACCAAGACCTTAACGAAAAAATAGCGCTTCTAAAAAAGACCTTAACAGATCTGGAAACACAACTAAGGGCGACAAACGCAGGCGTTTCAGATTGTCAAGTCCAGATAAAAATACTGGAAAAGAGCATAGATGACACAAAAAAAGAGATCCAGAAAAGAAAAGATTTGGAGAAGGATAACGAACACTATCAATATTATCTTGATGCAACTCACAGAAACGGAATTCCTCATGACATCATCTCGGTGACTATACCGCAGATCGAAGAAGAGGTCAACAACATATTGTCTCAACTAGTTGATTTTAGAGTGGTCTTTGAAACCGATGATAAGGACGTAAATGCCTATATAGCGTACAGCGAAGACAGATTTTGGCCTCTTGAATTGACTTCTGGAATGGAGAAATTCATATCCTCACTAGCAATTAGGACGTCTCTCATCAATATATCAACCCTTCCCAGGCCAAATTTCATAGCCATAGATGAGGGCTTTGGCACTCTAGACAAGTCAAATTTGAGTTCCATGTCGTTATTGTTTGACTATCTTAAGACCCAATTCAAATTTTTAGTCATAATATCACACATAGATTCAATGAGGGACGTAGTGGATTCCCACATAGACATACACAAAGTAAAAGATAAATCGCTAGTTAAGCACCAGTAGATATTTATACGTATGAAGACTACTGTATTACTTCCTGGAGGATTTAAGCCCCCACACGCAGGACACTTACAATTGGCCAACGCATACGCAAACCACCCCGCAGTGGAAAAAGTTATAGTGCTCGTAGGACCATCTGAAAGAGATGGTATCACAATGCAAGATTCTCTAAAAGTCTGGGCTCTGCTTCCTACTCATCCAAAAGTCCAAGTAGTGAGATCCCCAGTAGATAATCCCATGGAAGCGGCATTTGAAACTGTCTTAAATTTGAACAAAAACGCTACAGGTAGATATGCCATGGGTGCAAGCTCAAAAGGATCAGACGCTGAGAGATCAAAAGCGTTCGTTAGTTACTTGAATAAACACAAGAATGTTCCTACTGTAAGAGATAAAAAGATGACCCCTAGAGGCATTATACCCGTAATGCTATCTATGGACACTCAGCCACTGCTGTATAAAGGTAGAAGAGACCAATTAGATGGTACAGGAGTAAGCGCTAGCGTATTAAGAAAAGACATAAAGGCCGGCAATATAAACAAGTTCGCCACCAACTATCCAGGAATACCTCGCAATATCATCACTCAAATTTACGACATTCTAACAAAAAAAAAGTCGAGAGTTCGAGTTGGTAGAAAAAGGCTTCGCGAATTCGCGGATATACTAGAAAACAGAGCAGTATTTAGAACAGCGATAAGACAAATACTCAACGAAGGCGGAGCAGCTGGTCACATGGCCCATCCATTCGATATACCCGCTGTAAAATCAGGTAAAGATCTCATAAAAGTATTTCAAGAGACAGAAAATTATCTACAACGAAAAGAAGTGCCAGTAAAAATAGATGGCATAAATTCGTCAATAAGGCTCATAGATTCTGGAAAAGGCAAAGAGTTTGCATTAGATAGGGGTTCTAATAAACCTTTAGACGTTAAGGGTGTGACCGCTAAGGATCTAAATAAGCGGTTTGATAAAGGTCATGGTATGATACAAATTGGGGGAACAGTTCTTAGCATATTCAATGAAGCTCTATCTTCCATAAAAGGCCCGTTAAAAAAATTGGGACTTATAGATGATCCTAATATCTTATTGAATATAGAGTACGTAGAGGGTAAATCTAACGTACAGCAATACAAAGGCAATTTCATAGTAATTCATAATCTGCTTAGGATAGATCAAGTCACGCCGAACAGAAGAGCGTCTGAACCTGTTTCTTATAATCTCAAAGATTTACAAGATTTGGTAGATGGTCTAAAACCAACTGCTAAGAAACGGGGTTTTGATGTATTCAACGTAATACCTGCAAAACTAAGTAAGAAATCTGATATGACCTCGGAACTTTCTAAGACATATACTGTTAACATCGACAAAAAGCAAAAGGAAAGTAAATCACTAGCTCAGTGGCTATCCTCAGCTAAAAACACTAAAGGCATAAAACTAAAACTCAAAGACGGCAGAACCGTGGACGCTCTTAGTAAACAGGTGTATATGTGGATCAATGAAGGTAAAAGTGTATCTGACCTTGTTCAAGATCCTAAAGATTATAAAGTGGCCGTAGATTCATATCTCATGTATTTAGCCACTATAAAACTCGGAGACGCATTATTGAAATCCATGGATTCTCCTCTAGGACCACTAAATACTCAAGAAGGCGTAGTCATACCTGATAACAAGAGCGTTTCTAGCGTTCCTTATAAAATTACTGGATCGTTCATAACACGCGGATTAGAATCATCTTTCAACAAATAACATGAAAGAAGAAGAAAGAATACCTATAATAAAAGACTTTCTGAAGTACTGTTACCATGAACTTCAGATAAAAAACGCCCCTAAAATCCGTTTGCACAGCGATAATAAGTTCGTAAAATCGCAAACTAGCTTTGGAGGGTATTATCCAAACGATGGGAACATAGAAGTATACATCAAGAACAGAAATTTGGCCGATATACTTAGAACGCTTGCACATGAATTGGTTCACCACCAACAAAAAGAACTCATGGGCCCAGCAGATACATTAGATGGATCAGATGGATCTAACTACGAGAACGAAGCCAATAGCAAAGCGGGAGTGCTGCTAAGAAAATACGGTAAAACAAATCCTCTAATATATGAATCCATGAGAATGATGGATTTATTGGAGGCCGAGGACACTTCAAAATACCAACTATATTGCGATATGGACGGTGTACTGTGCGATTTCGTAGCCCAGTTTGAACACTACTATGGAACAGATCCAGCAACATACGAAAATGAACACGGTTATCCAGGTCTTAAAAATGCAATAGATAAAGCTGGTCGTGAGTTTTGGGCAGAAATGCCGTGGATGTCTGCTGGAAAAAGACTTTGGGAAAAAATAGGAAAACACGGTGTAATAATATTGACCAGCCCTTCTACTTTCAAGGACGCGAAACCTGGAAAATTAGAGTGGATCAATTTACACCTAACACCAGCCCCTAAGGCAATCATATTTAGACAAACTGGAGAGAAACACACCATACTGGTAAACAAAAGTCCAGAAGAAGTCGAAAAATCTGTACTAATAGATGATTGGAACGATAACATAATTCCGTGGAAAAAAAGCGGAGGAGTCGGTATACTGCATGTAGACGAACACCCAGCACATTATCAAATAGATAAATTAGATTTAGATAGCAAAGAAGAACCGAAAAAGTCATGAAAGAGAGCAATTTAGTACGAGAATTTAGTAAAAGAGAAGTGCAGAGAATGAGAAATCTCATATCTGGAAATTTTGGAGAAAAGACCAGAGTACAATCAGGATGGGATAAGCAGAAGCTAGATAGAAAAGAGGGAGATGTGTGGGAAGAAAATGGAAAAACTTGGACAATTAAGAGCGGAATCAAACAAAACATTACTAAGCTAGACACAATAAAGAGTCTAATACAATTTCCGTTGAATTGTCCAAAGTGTAAAAAACACATGAAGATTAACGATTTGAATAAGAAGATGTACGCTATACACAGAACATGTTTTGATTGCGTAATAGAAACAGAAGCAGAAATAAAAAAGCGCGGAGAGTGGCAAAATTACGATTTACAAGCCGCAAAAAATAATCATGCAACTTACTTGGATGATATAGAAGTAGCCCTAGAAGCGTGGTACAAAGCCAACGAAAGTCACGTAACCGAAGACGGTCACATTGAATCTTGGGTAGGAGGAAATAAAAAAGCTGTCTACGATAGCGTAAAACAGCAATTAGAAAAGATAAAAAGCGACCGGGAGTAGATATTTATAAAAAATTATTCTTATGCTCACAAAGAAACAACTTAGACTATTGGAATCGCATCTGGAAAAGCATGCTGCCAAAAAAGAAAATATGGACGGCGCGCTATCACAATTGTTCCTGGTTAAAAAACCAGGCGAAGGATGCGCAAATAAGGGCTTAGTTAATCAACTGGATCCTCTAGTTGGTTTACAGGGATCTCAAATAGTTCCCGATCAAGTTCACGGAGTGTATCCAGACAAGGAAATGGCTCTACAAGTTGCTGAAGGCCTCTGTACGGAGTGTATGAAATACGAGTCCATGTTAGAAGAAAAAAAGGGAGACGTAGTAGATAAAATAAAAAAGGCCATAGACAAGTTAGAAAAACAGAGAAAAGAACACATCAATATGGCAAAAGAGGATCCTAAAAACGCCTCTCAACACAAAGATAAAGTTGCACAATTAGCTACCAAAATCGACGATTACATGACAAAACTCGAAAAGGTAGAAAAGTCTAAAAAAGCCGAGGAAAAAACAAAAGAAAAGGCCAAATGAACCAAAATCAATTGGGCGTTTTCATAGGCACTCTAATGCAGAGCCGAAATCAAGCGCACATATACCACTTGCAGACTGAGTCATTCGCCGGCCACACAGCTTTACAAGCGTACTATGAAGGCATTATACCTCTTATAGACGGAGTAGTTGAATCTTATCAAGGTCGGTACGGAATACTAAGAGGATACAACATGGCGGCTTCTATAAAAGAGGATGGAAATCCTGAAACTTATTTCGAGGCTTTATGCAAATTCGTAGAGACAGCAAGATTTCAAATACCGCAAGACTCATACATACAAAATCAGATAGACGAGATAGTGTCCTTGATAGAGTCGACTAAGTACAAACTTAAGTTCTTGCATTAACGATGTCACATATATACAATTTACGCAAGTTGGATGCATTGGGATTGAATTATCCTCTTGACCCCAAATTTGCGTACGATCGCCGTATACTCCGAGAAATACTCGAACAACAATTACTAACGGAAAGCATTCTAGATTCAGTAGCTAAAGCTGCTGGAGATCTTAAAGATAAGGTTGTTATCAAGATAGATGAGCTCAAGGATTTCGCGGCCGTCATGTACGGGGTAATAAAGAGTGGAATATCAGATAAATTTGCTAACAACGTTTTACATAGAACGTTTGGAAAACCAGGTAATCGTCCAGATCTTGGAAAGTGGATCGAAGAAAAAATGGCTGCTACCGGAAAAAAACTTTCCGACGTCATAAAAAAGATATTAGAAATCTCGAACGACACAGTTAGAATGTTTGCTGCCATTGGCATCGCCACTGCCGCAACTTTCATATACGAAAAATTTGCAAATAAAAACCCAAAAGAAATAGCGCAGCTATTCGGTCAATTTATATCAGATGAAGCAGTTAAATCACTGATCTCTGCCGCAACTGCAGGATTCGGAGAAGTAGTAAGTTGGTTGAGTAAGATAGGAAGCATCATAAATTACGTAAAGAAAGCTATATCAAACACGATAGCGGATTTTAAGGACTATTTGCAAAACTATCAAGGCAAAGAAAAAAGCAACGCAAATCTCAACCTTGCGAAAGAAAACATCGACCAACTCCACGAAGGGGAATATTGTCCACAGTGTTTAGCTGAATACATTGTTGCGCACGCTAATCTTATCGCAGAAGCAGAGTATCAAGGGCGTAAAGTACCCCTTGGAAAACCCATGGCCGGCGATGTAAAAAAATTCAAAGTATATGTTAAGAACAAAAAGGGAAATGTTGTAAAAGTTAACTTCGGTCAGAAAGGCGTAAAAATAAAGAAGAACAATCCGGGAAGAAGAAAAAATTTCCGGGCAAGACACCGCTGCGACACAGCAAAAGATCGTACCACAGCACGATATTGGTCATGTAGAAAGTGGTAAAGGTTAACGTATTAGGCATTTCACCCCGTAAATATGGACGATGGCAGTAAAACAAATAAAAACCTGGAGAAAAACCTTGATACAGAACATAGCGACGACATGTTTAATGTTGGGAATGTTCTTCAATCCGCTTGGATTCGACGCGCTTTTCAAAGCGGTGATGGACTTGACGGGCAGCTATTGGATTACGGATTTTATTTTTTATGGCGTTGCACTGTTTTTTCTTGGCTTGTATTTCTTATTGAAACGATATTCAAATAAACTATAACACATATGGACAAAGTACTTAAGCATCTCATAATCGAAGAATCACAAGGATTGTGGGCTAATATAAGAGCAAAACAGGCTAGAGGTGCTAAACCCGCTAGAAAGGGGTCAAAAGCCTTCAAACAAGCCAAAAAGGCCGCGAAAGAAATCAATAAAGCATCCTGATATTTATAGACATGGAAAAAAGCCTCAATTACTATAGAAGCCTGTTATTAGAAGAACAGGAACTGAGCGATAAACAAAAAGACATCGCCAAACAAGCCGCACCGAAAGACAAAATCACCGGCGCGGATTTCAAAGCTCTTCAAAAAAAGAACGAGAATCACGAAGGTCAAGATCATGAGGTTTCTATGGCCACTAATAGCCTAAAATCCATTATCAGCGCAGCTAGCCAGTTGATGGACAAACTAGGATCAGAAGAAAAAGACATACCGGCGTGGATCCAAGATCACATAACTAACGCTGAGAACTACATATCTCATGCTAATAAGAACTATCACGAGTACGAGCAAGACTCAGCTGAGGAGTACACAGACACGCTGGACAACTACGATGATAACTTCTCAGATATGTCAGATGTAGATTCACAGTGGCCCGATGAAAGGGACACCGAAATGGATAAAAGCGTATTAGAACACATACTCAGAAATGCAAAGCCTAAAAAGTAAAATATTGGCTGAGATATTAAAGGAGGCTGATAAAGAAAACCCCGGCCTTCAAGCCAAGAGTCCTTTTGAGAAGGATCCCATGGGATTCATATTACGTAAGTACACAACGTTAAACGAGGTGCTTACTGAGCTCATGACACCCTCCTTTCAACAGTATCTTAACGCCATATTCATCGTAGCGCCCAAACCTACGACTTTCAAGGTGCTATTACACAACGGTCAGTTCTTCTTTCTTACATTTCTAGGAAAAGCCTATCAAGCTACCATACAGGGTAAAGACTACTATTTAATGACGATAGGAGAAAAAGAGCGTTGCATGCAAGCCATAGCCAGATTACTAAGATTTGGATCCCCGTTGAAAACAAAAGGTCCGGAAGGAGCTGAGCAAGGAACTGATGGAGCAACTGATGCGGGAACCTCAGCCGCTGAGGCAGATGATCTTACAAGCGGTGTAGCCGGTGAAGACACAACAGGCGGCGGAGAAGAAGCCCTAAGCGAACAATTAGTGGTTAAAGAACTGCTTGAAGGCATATTACAGCTAAATGAAAAGAAGGAAAAAAATGCTTTAGAGAGCATGGAAGCCTCAGATTTTGAAGTTTATGCCGCACATGTACTAACGATGGTGTTGAATAAAGAAAAGTGGAACGAAAACACAAAATCAACAATAAAAGGAGTTCCTCTAAAGTTAGGTAAAGAGCTTTACGATCAATTGAAAATAGAAGTAGAAAACAACAGTATTGGTGGTAAAAAAACAATCGAAAAGTACGCAAATAACCATCCCACATCAGTAGAGTGGAAAGATTGGACAAAAAAAGAAACGGATGTTCCAAAAACAGATATTTACGGAAAAGATCTAAGAGTATCTGTTAAAAAAGGCGCAGCTCAACTGATGAGTCCTGAAACAGCAGAATTAAACGCGACATGGAAAGCCGCACTAAAACTGTCTCGTTTAGACGAAGAAGCAAAAGAGTTGGCTCAACAAGAAATAGACAAATTAGAAGCCATTACTAAGGGCAAAAAAGAAAAAGGAGTTCCAGGCTTCGTTAAAAAAGCAGAACCGCAATTAGATCCTGAAGGAAATCCTGTGTTAAATAAAAAGGGAAAACCTGTGATGGTAGCAAATCCTTTATCAAGGACAGATCAAGGTTTAGAAACTGGTGAACTTAAAGATATCGGCGGTCTAGGAGGCAAAGGTAAAGGCCCTGAAGCGGCCGCTAGAGCTAGAAAAAAAGCTGAAGAAGAGACAGGAATTTCAAAAAAAGAATTGAGCGCTCACAATAAAAAGGTACTAAAATACATTGAAGAGGTTGAAGAGGTACATAGAGCGTACTCTGAAAAAATGATGAAACTTTTTGATAATAATCCAAAATTACAACGCGCATTTGTATATGAGGCTGCTACGGGGGCAGTAAAATTTGGAGGAAAAGGCGGAGATGGAAATTCAAGAGCCGAATGGCTATTAGCAACAAATTTAGCTGCGACAAAATGTCATATTAAACCTGTAAAAAAACCATCCGATAAAGGAATAGAAGATCTCTCAGGAAGACTGAAGTTCGCGGTCAATTTTAAGACAGGATCTTATGGAGGTAAAGAAAAATTGGGATACAGTTTTTACACCACAGTAAGAATTGGATTGAACGATTATGCCAAAGAACAAGAAAAAGTAGTTCAAAAGGAACAAAAATTGCGCGAAAACAAAAAAACGCTAATGCAAGAAGGTCTGTGGGACGATGCGATATCCGTAATAAATAAAGCGTGGAATTGGTTAAAACAGAAGTGGAATCAGTTGATTGATTGGATATCAAACGCTCTTAAAGCAGCAACAGATTTGATTAAACAGGGCGTAGATGGTTTATTGGGGGCTTTAGGAATAGAACCTGAAGTCACCGTAGAAAACGACGGCATTATAGATTTCGGAGAATTAGCGTAATTAGTTTCTAGTAAAAACTAAAATTTTACGGATAGGAATGTATTATGTATATTCCTAAAAAGTTATGAACATATTCTACATTCACGAAGATCCCATTCAATCGGCCAAAGACTTGACCGATCAACACGTACTCAAAATGGGCATCGAGTCAGCACAGATGCTCAGCACCGCTCACTGGATGAACGGATCAGAAGCCCCCTACAAGAAAGCTCACGTAAATCATCCGTCTACTAAGTGGACTAGAGAATCCATACAACACTACAGGTGGCTGGCCACACACGCAAAAGCCATATTGGTTGAATTTACCGAACGCTACGGTAAGCGACACAAGACTGAAGACATTGTTGATTGGCTTATCGTTAACGAACCGAAATTGGAAGACAAGGGTTTTGTACCACCTCCCCAGTGTATGCCCGAAGAGTTTAAGAATCCAGATACCATTACTGCGTACCGTAAATTCTATATCAAGGATAAACTGGAAGTGAAGAAGCTAAAGTACGCCAAGGCCAAACAACCGGCCTGGATTGCGTAGTTTACATATTTATAGAAAACGCCGACTTTCAATGGTTAAGAAATACATATTAGTGGTCGTATTGGTGCTGTTGTCCGCCAGAGTTTTGGTAGATTATTTCGCTATGCAATCGCTATCAGAAGATTTCAAAAACGAGATAAATAAGCTTGATTCACTGTCTAACCAGCTTAATAACCAACAAAAGGCGTACGATAGTCTACTTAAAAGCGAGCAGACAAAATTGCAAGAGATAGAGGGCAAGCTTCAACAAGTCAAAGAGAACGAAGCCAAACTCAATAAAAAGTTCAATGACTTAAGAGACAAAGTGGGTAAATACACTCCCACTCAAGTGGACTCATTTTTTAGACAGAGATATAAGTATTGAGTATGAGAATAGCAGCAATATTAGTGTTCGTCACCGCTCTTGCCTATTCGCAAGAGACCATAAACCTTCCAGTGCCTGTAGCTAGAGACGTTGTAAAAGAGTTGATAGACAAAGACAAATACAAGGAGCAACTAAAAAATTCAGAGGAGATAGTTCGATTGCTTGAACAAAAAATGGTGGTCAAAGACACCATAATTGGTATTCACGAAAAAAAGGAGATCAACTATTTGAAACAGGTTGATACAGAAAAACAAAAGACAGAACTTTGGAGAACGAAGTACGAAGATGTATATAGAAATTACGTGATACAGAAAAACGTAAATAAGTATCAGAAGTACATAGTTGGCGGACTTGCTATAGTTCTAGGGGTAACACTCTTAAATTGATATGAGCGAATCTACCCAACAGATACGAGATAGAATAAAAGCCGAGTTTGTAAAGTGCGCATCGGATCCTGTGTACTTTATGCGCAAGTACTACATGATCCAACACCCGACCAGGGGTAGACAACTCTTTGATCTCTATCCATTTCAGGAAAAAACGCTGAAGCTATTAGAAGCCCACGATTATACAATCATAAACAAATCTAGACAATTAGGTATATCGACACTTGTGTCCGCTATATCGCTGTGGATGATGTTGTTTAACAAAGATAAGAACATACTCGTTGTAGCGACTACACAGGCAACAGCAAAAAATATGGTGACTAAGGTTCGTTTTGCTTATCAAAACTTACCCACGTGGTTGAAAATAGGTGCATCAGAAGACAACCGCCTCAGTCTAAGATTGGTAAACGGATCTCAAATAAAAGCCGTATCAGGCGCAGGAGACGCGACACGTTCAGAAGCCGTATCGTTGCTAATAATGGACGAAGCGGCATTCATAGACAGAATCGATGACATATTTACCGCAGCTCAACAAACACTTGCAACCGGTGGTAGGTGCATCGCGTTATCTACTCCAAACGGCGTAGGTAACTGGTTTCATAAGACATATACAAAAGCTCAAAAGAAGGAAAACAACTTCTTACCCATATCACTACCTTGGACCGTCCATCCAGAAAGAGATCAAATTTGGAGGGACCAACAAACTAAAGAACTTGGAGTACGCAACGCAGCACAAGAGTGTGATTGCGATTTCGCAACATCAGGAGCTACGGTAATAGATCCAGAGGTCATGACATGGTACGAGATGAACATGATCTCAGAGCCTGTAGAACGGCGAGGAATGGACAAAGCTTATTGGATTTGGGAATACCCTGATCCCGTTAAGCATTACGCGGTAGTGGCCGACGTAGCACGCGGCGATGGCGCTGACTACTCTGCTTTTCACGTTATAGACATAGAAACTGTAACGCAAGTCGCAGAGTTCAAAGCACAAATCG